TGCTCCCCCTGCTCCCCCTGCTCCCCCTCAGATACCCGAGAACCTGAAGCCCATCGTGCAAGGCATGATCGAGGCCGCAGTCAGTGAGCAAGTCGCCGGACTGAAGGCGAAGAACGGCGAGTTGATCGGCAAAGAGAAAGAACTCAAGGCCAATCTCGCGCAGTTCGACGGCATCGACCCTGAAGCTGTTCGCACCATTCTCAAACGCTTCGTGGATGATGAAGAAGCGACGCTAATCAAACAGGGCAAGCTCGATGAAGTGTTGAACAAACGCACCGAGCGCATGGCGGCGGATTGGGATAAGAAGGTCAAGGCTGAAACTGCACGCGCCGACAAGCTGAAAGCAAAAGCCGACAAGCTCGCAGAACGTGCGATGGCTGAATCAATCATCAAGGCATCGCAGAAGGCAGGCGCACTGCCTGAAGCAACAGAAGACATCGTGCTTCGCGCTAAGGGCGCGGGCTGGACTATCGACGACGACGGCAATGTTATCGCCATGAGCGGCGACACAATTGTCTTCGGCAAAGACGGCAAGACGCCCCTCACGCCCGAAGAGTGGGCGGCATCTCTGCGCGAGAACGCTCCCCATCTCTGGCCGAGGGCACAGGGTTCCGGTGCAACAGGCACCAACGGTAACGCTAAGGGCGGTGCTGATCTTTCCAAACTCCCGCCCGAAGCACGCATCACACAGTTCCGCGCCCAACAAGCGCACGGTGCTGCACGCTAAAGGGTGAACATCCTTTAAGGTGAAACAATGGCACTGACCCTCGTCGAAGCCGCCAAGCTGAACTCTGGCGACATCGTGCGTTCGGCTGTCATCGAAATGTTTGCGCAGGAATCAGATATTCTGCAAGTCCTGCCGTTCGAAGACATCGCTGGCAACGCACTCAAGTACAACCGCGAAGGCTCACTACCGGGCATCAGCTTCCGGGGTGTGAACGAAGCATTTCCGGAATCGTCCGGCGTGCTCAATCCGCAAACTGAATCGCTCGTCATCGCGGGCGGCGATTTGGATGTGGACCGCTTCATCATCCAGACGCAAGGCGCAGGCGTGCGCGCAACTCACGAGCGCATGAAAGTGAAATCGCTCGCGGCGGGCTGGACGCAAAAATTCATCAAGGGTGATTCATCCACGAACCCGCGTGAATTCGACGGCTTGCAGAAGCGTCTCGTGAACGCGCAAGTCATTTCAGCGGGCGCGACTGCGGGCGGCGCAGCGTTATCGCTCGGTGTGATCGACGACGCAACCGACACCGTCGATAACCCGACGCACTATCTGATGTCGAAGGGTCTGCGCCGGAAGTTCACCGCAGCGGCGCGCACGACGGCTGTCGCGGGCTTCGTGACGTACACCGCCGATGCATTCGGGCGGCGCATCACGAACTACAACGATCTTCCGATTCTCGTTGCATACGGCGCGAATGGCGGCGACGACATCCTGCCCTATGACGAAGCGGCAGCAAGCGGCGCAGCAACAGCAACGTCGATGTATATCTTGAGCATCGGCTCGGGTCGCGTGTCGGGCATTCAGAATGGCCCGATGGATGTGCGCGATCTCGGCGAGTTGCAAGCCGCGCCAGTGTTCCGCACTCGCGTCGAATGGTACAACGGCATCGTCATCGAACATGGTCGCGCAGCCGCTCGCATTCGTCACATCGGCAACCTCGCTATCGTTGCATAAACGATAGCTACAAGCACAAAGGAAATGTGACATGGCTTCTCGCACCTATGACAATTTACTGCTCTTGAAAGACGCAGCCGTCGTGACAGTCGACGCTGCTGCTCAAGTTGGCGGTTCTGCTCGCGTCGTCGACGTTGGCGACGCGCACATGGACGGTGTTGCCGTCATCGACACAAGCGCAATCGACACCTCTGGCGGCAACACGTACACCGTGCGCATCCAAGGGTCGCTGACGATTGGCTTCGGCACGCCGGTTGAACTCGCGGCTCGTGCCATCACCGCCACGGGTCGCACTGAAATCCCGTTCAACAACGACATCGGCGGCACCTACTATCGCTACATTCGTGCGTTCAACGACACGAGCGGCGCGACACCGTCGATCAACAGCACGATCTTCATCGGCAAGCCGTAAGGGGAAACACATGCCCAAAATTGCACTACGCTACACCGGCGATGATGAATCGCTCACGAAGAAGTTAGAAGCCACCGATGGTCTTCAATACTTCGAACCCATCGACGCACGCGAAGTTCTCTCGACGCCTGGATGCGATTACGAGATCGACGAAGAGTCGCGCAAGTTGATCGGCCTGCAATTCGATCCGCGTCTGTTCGGCGGCAAGCCGGGTGATGCTGGCTCGTCTGAAGACGAAGGCAAGGTCAACGTGCCGCAACTGCAAGGCGATGACGCCGAGTTGCAGACCGGCTTGTCAGCGGAGAAGTATGGCCGCAGTCAAGTTGTCAAGGCGGTGCCCGATGCATCGACGCCCACGGCAATGCGCCCGATGACGACATCGGGTCGCTCGCTGGACCTCGACGAAGCGCAGAGCGGCAAGGGTGCGGGCTCTGGTGATCCGCGCATGGGTTTCCAGCAAGCCAAAGAAGAAGACACCGGGCAAGGTGGTCGTGCTTCTGAAGGCAAGACCGCTGACGAAATGAGAGAAGCACTCAAGGCCAAGGGAGTGCAGTTCCCGCCCGATGCGAAGAAGGCAGAACTCGCGGAATTGGTCGACCGTCACAACGCACGCTAATGTGCCGTGACTTCGCATCGAGCTAAAACTCGAATCCTGAAACATCAAGGAGATTTATTCATGGCAAAACCAGACGAACCCGGCTCGCAAGGCCGAAGCAATGCACCCGGTCAAGGCGGCGGCGCACCCGGCAAGAGCGGCGAACCTGGGCGCGGTCACTCGCCCGAAGCGAAGGCAGAACGTGCGGCGCGTCGCGCAAAGGGTGAAGATGTGCCCGAGCCACCGGAAGACGAAGGTCTTGATCCTGGCAACCCATCGCAGGCACCGGGCGGCGACGAGCCGCAAGTGAACCCGCTGAAGAAGTGAACCCGCTGAAGAAGTGATCTCCTGTGACCGATGTTGGTCGGTCGTAAGTTACTCCGGACTTCGGTCCGGAGGTTTTTGATCGAGAGGCTCAAGATGAACACTGCAAAGAAAGCGACGACGGACAAGTCGAGAGGGCAATCGAGCAATGCCATCATTGACGATGAAGCAGCGCTCGTCGAGAAGATTGCCAACGACATCAAGCCGTCGTCCGATGTTGAACGGCAAGGCATGAAGGCATTGCCTGCATACGCGAGCGAAGCACCCAACGGCGCACCGTCGCAGGGACCGAATGAAGAATTCGGTATGACTGCCGTCATCGACAGCACCGTTCCCGAAGACGCTGAAGCGACTGTGCGCATGGTGAGTGCTGACGGCGTCGAAGCAGAGATGAGCGTTGCCAACGCGAAGATGCATGAGCGCTCGGGTTGGAAGAAGGTTGAGGATTGAAGCATCATGCCTGTAGCCGTCTATCCGGCTCCTGGCTATGACAGCTTCATCAGCCTAGAGGACGCAAATGTCTACCTAGCGAGTCTTGGATACGCGCAGTGGATTAACGAAACCGTTCCCATGCGCGAAGCAGCACTACGGCGCGGGACGCAATACGTGTTCTCGCGCCGTCTTGTATCAGATGCGCTATGGGATTTTGATGTGCACCCGAATGTGCAGCGTGTGCATCCTAACGTCGCGGCGGCGACGGCAGAAGCAGCGATCCGCCACATCAACGGTAGCTTGTATCGCGATGTCGATGCTGCGCCGGTTGTGCAAAAGACTGTCGGACCGCTCACGCTGCGGTACGGCACGCCTTCGTATGGCGGGCAAATGAAGTTTCCTGTGATCGAAGACTTGCTCTTCGGTCTTGTGTATACCGGCGCAGGCTATGGGCCTGTGACCTTTGAGAGAGCGTGATGGCGTCTGCACTGTATGGCGAACTCGCACAAGCAGCGGTTGACTTGCTCAATGAGCTAGGGCAACTCGTGCTTCTGTCTCGCCCAGGTGAAGGCGGCGGTTATGACCCTGACAGCGGCGTCGTTGACGAAGAAGCTGTCGAAGTATGGAGTGCAAGCGGTGTTGAATTCGACTATCAGCAACGTGAGGTCGACGGTTCTCTCATACAGAGTGGAGATCGTCGCGTGCTTATTGCTCCTGATTTGGGCACGATGCCGCAGAGCGGTGATGTCATCACGCTTGGCGTATATCGTCTCGAAGTGGTGGTGTCACGCCCGCTACAACCTGCTGGCGTAGTCGTGCTGCACGAAGTACAAGCGAGAGGCACATGAGTTTTTCTGACGACATCAGGGCATTCCAGCGCAAGACAAACTTGTCAATGGATTTGATCGTGCGCAAAGTTGTCATTGACATGAGCGTTGCTATCACTCGCATGTCGCCAGTGGACACAGGCCGGTTTCGCGCAAACTGGATGCTCGGCATCGGCTCGCCGAATACAGCGACGATTGAAGCGGTCGATAAAAACGACGGCTTCGGTGCGGTCGGGTCGGTATCTGTTCCACGTATCACCGCTGCGGTTGGTGATGTGCAAGCGGGCGGTGTCGTCTACATCACTAACTCATTGCCATACGCTAGGCGTCTGGAATACGGTTGGTCGAAGCAGGCACCGTCGCCACCGGGTATCGTGCGCCTGACGGTGCAACGCTATGAAGCGTACATCGCGGCAGCGGTGAAGAGTCTCAAATGAGCTTGCCGCAAATACGTCGAGCCCTTGAGAAGCATCTTGCGGCTCTTGCACCGGCTCTGCCTACGTCATGGGATAACGTGGGGTTCTCGCCACCGGCTGATGGCTCGGTGTATCAAGAGGCGAAGCTCGTGCCCAATGAGCCTAACGGCGAGATGATGGATACGCTCACCTATATCGAGCAAGGTTTTCTTCAAGTTGCGTTGTGCTATCCGCAGGGTAAGGGTCCAAGGGACGCTGAGAATCGAGTCGACGCATTGCGTAGGCACTTTCGTCGAGGCACAACTCTGATCGAAGGCGGTGTCGTAACGGAAATCGTTCGTATACCTGCTGTCGCGAGTGGCGTGCCCGATGAGGGACAGTGGAAAGTTCCGGTGACTATTTACTGGCAAGCGCAAGTAAGTAGTTAAAGATCAACGTCGTTCTTTGAGGACACAATCATGGCAATCGCAAAGGGTGCAAATAAGCTCTTAATCATGAAGCGGCAAACTGCGAAGGGCACACTCGCTGTCGCTGGCACAGGTGGGCAGATCATACGTCGCGACACGTCGACATTCGACCGCTCGAAAGAGTCGTACACAACCGAGTCCGAGCAAACATCACGCAAGCAATTGATGTCGTCGCGTCATGGCGCAGTGACAGTCAACGGCTCGCTGTCTGCGCTGTTTTCTCCTGGCACATACGCGGACTTCTTCGCTGCGTTGCTGATGCGCGAGTTCACCGCGATTGCGAACATCACCGGCATAACGGCGAGTGTTTCGGGCACCGGCCCGACGTACACCATCACACGCACGACGGGCTCGTGGCTCACAGACGGTGCGAAGATCGGGCGCGTCATTCGTCCGATTGCGGGCCTTGCTGCGGGCTCGCGCAGGAACATGCTGATCGTCGGTGTGCCGACAGCAACGACGCTCACAGTGATACCGCTCAATCGCAAAGCGCCTGTCACTGAAACAGCGGTCCCGGCAAGCTCGTTCATGTTCCCAGGTGGCATCACGTTTGTGCCTGAGACGGGGCACACCGACATCTACTACACCGCTGAAGAATGGTTTCCCGAAGTGCCGCGCAGTCAACGCAATCAGGACTGCAAGGCCGCATCGGTGAACGTGCGTCTGCCTGGGTCGGGCAACGCCGGTCTTGATTGGTCATTCCTGGGCCTGGATCAATCGAAGGATGTGACGCGATACTTCACCACTCCGGTGAATGAAACGACAACCGGCGTCATGGTTGCCGCAGGCGGTGCGTTGATCGTGAACGGCACACGACGCGGTACGGTGACTGATCTCTCGTTGAATCTCGACGCTCGCGGCGCGGTTGCTGACCCTGTCGTCGGCGACAACATCCGGCCCGACGTGTTCACGGGTAAGCTGATGGCGAGCGGTAGCTTCACGGCTTACTATGACAGCGCAGAAATTCCCGATCTATACGACGATGAAGTCGAGACGAGCATCGTGTCGGCACTTGCGGCAAGCAACGCAGACACAGCGGAGTTCAACACGTTCGCGTTGCACAAGGTAAAGCTCAATTCGAGCACGCCTGATGACGTTGAAACAGGGCTCAAGCGCACGTATAACTTCGTCGCGCTGTATAACGATGTCGGCGGACCGACACTCGTGGCGAACGCAACCACAATCGAGCTTCAAGACAGCGCGGTTGTTCCTTCGTAATTTCAAACACACAGGAGAACAGCTATGGCCGAAGGCGACAAGCTCACAGGTACGTTCGTCGGGACGTTCACAGGTACGTTCACCGCTTCTGCGTCGCCTGGGCCTGCGCCGTCGCCTGCGCCGTCGCCCACTCCTGCACCATCACCGACACCGGCACCGCCTGCGGTCCCGTCTGAGAGTCCGAATGGCGCAACGATACCGCCCAATGTGCTATTGGTCGACGGCTTCGGGCACAAGTGGACGGTTCTCGACGGTGTCATTCAACGCAATGGCACGGCAACCATATCGGCGAACGTGAAGACGTTGCTGTATTTCGGCGGCGCGATCTATCAGACGAATGAGGCGGGCGGTTGGTGGAGGTGGAACGTGAATCAATGGGAGAATTCATCCGATCCACGTGCGGCAGCACCGTCGCCATCTCCTGCGCCTGGACCTTCACCGGCACCGCCACCATCACAAGGCGTGCCTGACATTGCCAACATGGCTCGACATCCCGGCGACATGCTCGAAGTCGGCAAGTTCTGGATTTACGATAACCGCTGGGGCTCTCGTGGATTATCCGAAGGCGGCGCGTCGCATCAGTACACGCAAGAAGTCGAGCGAGCGCTGACGCCTTCTTCATCGGGCGCTATCGCTTTCCGCATCAAGTGGAAGTGGCCCGAGTTCGATCAATCGGGCGCGAAGGTCAATGACAATCCGGCATACGGTGAAGTCAAGGGCTATCCCTGCGCGATCTACGGTCCGCCACCTGGGCTGCAAGGTCCGGATCAATATCCCGGCTGGGTCGTTGCTGTGCGTGCGGCTGATGGCGTCACGGTGCCGAATCCGCCTGCCGGTGCGCCGACAGATGTCGTGCGCGAGTGGCAACCGAAGGGCGGCTCGGTCATTCGACGCGTGCCTTCGAGTTGTGCACCTGGGCATCATCTGCCTAAGCGCCTGGGCATGCCTGACGGTTCAATCGTCGCCGACTTGAAGTGGAAGAAGACCACTGCAACAGGCAGAGGGCATCTGTCCTTTGACATCTGGCTTCAAGAGACACCCGATCAAGTGCACGGTTTCCCGAATACGTCGATCACGCACGAGATCATGATACCCGTGGGCAATTGGGGCACCTATGGGCGGCATCCAAACGGGCGCAATCCCGGTTGGTATAGCCACGACACCACTATCGACGGTGTTGTCTATCACGTGTACTTCGCGGGCGAAGGCTATTCATTCATGAATGGAACGCTCTCCGGTAAGTATGCGAACGAAGAGAAAGGCGGACAGCGCACGGGTTGGAAGTTCATTATCTTTCAACACGACGGCGACGATCATCCGAAGGGCGCGGACGGCAATATTCACTTGGACTTCTCGAAGTTCTTCGCGCACATGCAGACGCGCAAGGCCAAAGATGGCAAGCCATTCGTGCGCGGCACTGAATACTGCACCAATGTTCAACTTGGCGTTGAGATGGTGTACGGCAACGGCGACTTAACTATCTACGACTTCAACGTCACAGGAAAGTAAATGGAACTAGATCAAGTACAGGAAGAACCGGGCACGCAGCGTGTTGCTATTGCCTGGGATGAAGATGGCGAACCGACAGACGGCTTCATCATCGTGGGCAAGGACTCGGACGAGTATCAACGCACGATCTCGGGGCAGCGGCAGAAGGCCATTCGTCGGCAGGCGGTGAAGCGCACACGCTTCGACTTGAAGAGCGAAGAAGGTGCAGAGCAACTCGATGCCACGTTGCGTCAAAATGAATTCGAGGTTGCCGCTGCTGTTGTCGTCGGTTGGTTTGGCTTCACTGTCAACGGTCAGGCTGCGCCGTTCGTGCGCGAACGCGTGACGCAGATACTCGCGGTGAAGCCAAGTTGGAAAGACCGCATCCTTGCCGCGTTGGAGGATGAAGCGGCTTTTTTGAAGGGCTCGCCGACAAAATCTGCGAGTTCGTCGAAGCCAGTGCTCGCGGTGGCAAAAGAGGTAAAGACGGCATAGCGCTGTATGAGACGCTTGCTGTTGTTGAAAGGATGACGGGTGTTGCTCCTGACGAACTTGTTGAACTACGAAGCCATGAGTTGCCTCCTGGGACTGATTATCTCTGGGAGTGGTTTTCTCGTCTCAGTTCAACGCGCACACCGGGCTTCGGGCTTGCGGCTATCACAGAGACAGAGTTGTGCTCGTTCTTTCGCAATCGGCAGATCGTTCCTACACGATGGGAATTTGATCTACTCGTTCGCATGGACAAGACTTTGCGCGAAGCGTCTGATGATGACAAGCCGCAAGAGCGCGATGACGACGCCGATGTCGAAGGGTAAGTCATGGACATAACAACACTCGGCATCGGCATCGACTCACGACAGGTCGATGAAGGTCGGCAATCGCTGGACAACTTCACGCGTGCCGCAGGCAGGGCAGAAGATGCCGCCGAAGGTGTCGGCAAAGGCGCGAAGAAGGGCGCGAGTGATGTAAAGAGTTTCGAAGATCAAATGACTGCGGCTGCGGTCAAGGGTGCTCTCTTTGCTGATGCTATTCAGAAGGGTGTGCAGATGGCAATTGATGCCGTCAAGCAACTCTATGCATTGATGGCGGAAGCAGGCGATTACGCAGACCTTGCCGACATGACGGGCGCTTCAGCGGTCAACATCGCGAAGCTACAGACTGCGGCAGATGTGGCCGGTATATCCATGCAAGGCATGGCAGGTCACATGAATGCGATGACGCGCATACTCAAGTCGACTGATGAAGAAGGCGACAAGGCTGCGAGAGCGTTAGCGCGTATCAACATCAACTATGAAGACTTTATAAAGCTGGACCCGGCAGAGCGTGTTGCAGCGCTCGGTGTGGCGATGGGCAAGTATGCTGATGGCGTCGAGAAGACGGAAATCTTGCAAGCCATAGCGGGTCGAGGTGCCGGTGAACTAGGCAAGGCAATCAAAGTGCTTGCCGATGAAACGGCATTCGCTACGCGGCTCAATAATGAGATGATTCAATCTGTCGATGGATTGAATGATGCTAACGCTGAATTCACATCGAAGTCGCGGCAATACATTCAAGCTATTCTTGTTGGCACTGTGCCTGCAACAGAAGCGTTCAAGCTCGTTATCAAAGAGACTACCGCATCTATGTTCGGCATGGGTGATGCGGCTGATGCACTTGGCGCGAATCAAGGTGCGCACAGTTTTTCTGAAGCTGTCGGACACGGTCTTGCCGGTGCGATCACTGCATTTCAATTGATCTACAGGGTTGTCGAAAGTGTCATCAACGCAGTAGTGTCGTTGATTAAAGTCATCATCGACTTAGGTACGATGGACTTCTCTGGTGCATACAAGACGGTAGAGGATTTAGGCGAGAAGATAAAGTCGATTTGGTCCGAAGACTTCGCAGGGATTTCTTTCGGCAACACGCAAGGCTTCAAGGGAAGTTTTCAAAAGAAACTCGACATGATGTCCAAGGCGGCGAGAGAAGCTGCGGCAATGGCAGCGGGCGGCGAAGGTGCCTACGAAACGCAAGAAAAAATACGGCAAGGGCAAACCGACAAAGAAATAGCGGACGCCAAAAAGAAGGCAGAAGAACTCGCGAAGATTGCGAAGAAGGCCGCTGAAGACGCACTCAAGGCAGCGGAAAAGCAAGCCGATGACTTCGACAAGATCGTCGGCGGCGGCACCTTGAAGGCTGTTGGATACAACGACAACTTCATTGAACAGATGAAGGTTATCAACGCCGAAAGTAAGAAGCGCAACTACACCGAAGATCAGTATCGAAAGATTGTCGATGGCTTGATCTCGCAACAGCCGTTCTACACGCAAGCCATCAAGGATCAAGCGCAGGCGGCAGAAGATTATGCTGACGCAGAGAAGAGAGCGTTCGAAGCAGCGGACAAGGATCGAGCCACTGTCTTGAAGGCGTCTGATGAAGCAGCGCTTGCGGCAGAAACAGAACTCGCGAATCGCGGCAAGTTGAAGAGTGAGATCGCAGCGACGACGTTGGCACGGCTTGAGGATTTGCGCGTCGTCAATATGTCTGACCCGGTCTTGCGCGAGTTCTATGAGCGGCAGATTGCGAATCAGAAAAGAATCATCGCGGCGATGAAGGGCATCGAAGTTGTCGATGCAGCGAAGAAGAATGCCGATGAAACAGCGAAGGCATTCGAACAAGCCTGGGAACAGATCGGGCAATCGCTTACCGATCAATTGATGAAGGGCTCGTTGAAAGCAGCGGACCTCATAAAGAATTTATTCAAGACGATGATCCTGCGTCCGACGATCATGGGCGCGGCGCAAGGTTTCGGTGCGAGCTTCATGGGTGGTGCGGCAAGCGGCGGTGCGGCAGGCGGCGGCGGTGGCGCATTTGGCGGTATCGGTGGCATGGCAGGATCAGCAGCCGGATCGGCGCTGTTCGGCGGTGTCGGCACGGCTGCGGCAACGACGTACACGGGCGCAATGGCCGCTGGCCTGCCGGTGGCGAACGCGATAGGCATGGGGGCCGGTGCGGGCCTTGCTGCTATCCCGGTGGTAGGGTGGGTTGCCTTGGCTGCGATTGCGGCCTATGCGCTCTACAAGAAGTTCGGCAAAGGTGGCGGGCCAAAGATGGAGGGCTCTGCCGGTTATTCGTCTGATACTTTGATCGGCAAGTTCGGTAATGAGATGGACTCGGGTGCCGCAAATGCCGTGAAGGATTTGAACGCGAACTATAAGAAGATGGCGCAGATGCTCGGTGCTGCGCGGCAAGATGTTCAATTCGGCGTTGGTATATCGACAGACCCGCGTGGCGACGCAGCGTCGATGGTTCAATTGATTAGTTCGCTTGGCGGTAGCTACACGAACAAGAATGTCGGACGTAGCGAAGAAGAACTCGCTGCGGAGATAGCGAAGGGTGCTGCGTTTCTGATGGTTGATGCAATTCGCAATTCTGGCATGGATGCACAGTTGCTTGCGTACTTCGACAAGATGACTGAAGGCATGACCGATGAAATGAAGCTCGCTTCTGTTGAACAGCTTGCCGCTGTTAATGTGTATTGGAAGCAAGTGCAGGGACTCGGCGGCGTCATGAAACAGTTCGCGAATATGTCGCTCGAAGCGGCTATTCGTCTCGGCGAGCTTTCCGGTGGCATCGAGAATTTCGGTGCTAATCTCACGAGCTATGTCGCGAATTACTTATCGCCCGCAGAACAACAGTCGATGAAGTTTCAACAGATTGCCGCGCAACTTAATGAAGCGGGCTCCGGGTGGACAGGTTGGAGTGAAGCGATCTTGCGCACTTACGACAGAGCGTCGTTTCGCAAGTTGGTCGACGGTCTTGATCTCGCAGTAGAAGGCGACAGAATGCGCTATGCGGCGTTGATGAAGGTCAATGCAGCATTCGCAGAACTCAACCCGTTGATAGAAGAGGTGGCGGCTAAAACTGAAACGGCTGCGGAGAAATACGAACGCTTGTCGAATGTGCTTGAGACAGCGACGGATAACTTGCGCGATGCTTATGAGCGTCAACGGGATACATTGATTGGGACGCGTGACGCGATGCGTGACGCGACGCAATCGTTCTTGGACTTCAACAAGTCGCTGAAGGTTGACGAAGCATTGAGCACGCTCACACCGGGTGAGCGCATGGGGGAACTTCGCGATCAGTATGGTGCTGCACGCAGTGCGGCGGCTGCTGGTGGCTACAAGGCGGAAGACGTTGAGCGCATGCAAGCGGCTGCGCGAGCCTTGCTGCAAGGCGGCAGGGAGTTCTACAGTTCGGGCGAAGGTTACGATGAGTTGTTCAACAAGGTCACATCTGAGATGGAACTTGCAGCGGGTTCGACTAAATACTTGAGCGACGTTGCCGACATGCAATTGCTCGCGTTGAATCGTCAAGTCGATCACCTCATTTCCATTAACGAAACTTTGATGAGTGTCGACACCGCTTTGCGTTTGTTCTTAGAGGCACGTCACGATCTATACACGCTGGGTTATCCGCACGCCGAAGGCTTGTCGCGAGTCCCATTCAACAACTATCCTGCGTTGCTTCATCAAGACGAAATGGTCTTGCCTCAAAATGAATCGGCGTTCATTCGTGGTCTGCCTGACTTCTCAGGGGAGTTGCGTGCACTGCGTCAAGAGGTTGCGGCATTGCGCAAAGAGAATCGGCAAGATGCAGGCAACACAATCGGTGCGACGTTCACAGCGGCGCAACAGTCGGCACAAGTGCAAAGCGAAGCGACTATCCGGGCCGCTCGTCAGCGAACCTATCAATCACGTTCTCGGCCTGTATTGGCCTAACAGGAGTGAATTCAAATGCCAGCAGCAAACAAGTTCAACGACTACAGCGAACAAAAGAATCGCGGTGTTCACAATTGGGGCTCGCACACGTTCAAGATGTTTCTCACGAACACGCTGCCAGTTGCTACACAGTCGATGCTCTCTGAAATCACGCAACTCTCTACGGGCGGCGGCTACACAGGTGGTGCGGGCGGCGGTGTTGCGCTTGGCGGGCCGCTTACCATTTCTGAAGCAGCCGGTGTGACAACGGTAGCGGCGGCTCAAGTTGTCTTCACGGCAGCGGGCGCGGCTATCGGTCCATTCCGCTACTATGGCATCTACAACGACACCGCGACGAGTCCGGCTGATGCCCTTGTGATGTGGTGGGATCACGGCTCTAACGTGACGTTGAATGACGGTGACTCGTTCACTGTGAAGTTCAACAACGCGAGCCCAGGTACGATCTTCACCGACTCGTAAAGTCGTGTGGCGCACGTCCCGACGTGCGACCCGAATGTAGTTATCGAGTCGCAAACGCCGACGAGTGTTATCTACCTCGTACCCGTGACGGGCGAGAGGTGGAGGATTGATGGCGTGTGCAGTCAATGCGGCGAGTGCTGGCAAGGGCTCACAACACCGAAGCCGACACTCGATTGCCCGGTGCGCCCGACGATCTCGAAGTTCCCTAGCTGCACGCTTAGCGGAGAGTACCTCTAGTGCCTTCGAATCTATACTTCACTGCCGTTGTACCGACAGTCGGACCGACAGCCGGGACGAAGGCTACGTACCTGCCTCTCGCTTCGCCTGCCATTAACAATGTTTGGCCTGGGTCAGAGGTCAATTCGTCATTCACCGAAGTACCTCCGGACGATACGAATCAGCAGTCGCGGCAATGCCCGATGCTGAACGACACTGCGAATAGGCAGACGTACTATCTCGGGCGTTTCTGCACATTGCCTCTTGATGCGCAGACCATTCCGGCGCAAAGCTGGGACTATCGAAATGTTGTGTGCGGCGAGTGGAATACGCAGTGCAATACATATCACTGGCCTGTTATCTATGTATGGCGTCCCTCGACTAATTCGGTCGTTGGATACTGTCTCAACGCGTCCGCTCAAATGGGTGTTGAGTGGGCTGTCACACCGGCAGGTGTTTCGGGGCAGTTATTTGCCGGTGCGGCGGTAACGTGCCAAGCAGGCGACATACTTGTCTGTGAGTTCTGGGCTTCTGGCATTTTAGGTATGACCGGCAGTCAACAGCTTCAATGGCTGTGGACCCAGGCATCTAACACCTATATTGCTTCACCGTACAAGCTAGTTTATTACTCGGGTCCGGTAGGACCGAATACACCGAGCACCGCTGACACGCTCGTGTTCTCGCCGATGACGGCGTTCGCAGCGACATCGACAGTCACGCGCAACTACACGAGCAACGCAGTGCCGCTGACACTCTCGCCGATGTCGGCGACTGCGGCAACGTCAGGCGTGGTGAAGGTATACAACAGCGTCGCAGACCCGATGACGTATGCGCCGATGGTGCCGTTCGATGCGACGGCAACAGTGACGCGCAACTACACAAGCAGTGCGGACCCGGCAACGTATGCAACGACGCCAGTAGACGGCGAAGAGTTCTTTAGCGGCATCACGAATTTCTTTCCTTGTGCCGATCAGGCTCTAGTCTTTCCATCAGGCGGGCTGAAGGCAGGGTCACTGCCGAAGGTCGGGAACAACAACGTCGCATCTGGCAGTGCGGTCGAAGGATCGTTGCCGTTGTTCTGGGGCGGCGGCGCGAACATCGCGAACCGCACGACAGCGACGGTGTCGAACACCGTTGTGCAATCGCACTTCTTCGGGCGCTTTTCTTCGCGTCCATTGGCCGCGCAAACGATACCGGCGCAGAATTGGAACTATGCAGTAGTTGTCGGTGAGGGCAATCTCAATGCGAATGCGTTTCTATGGCCGGTCATGTATGTGTACCGGCCTTCGAACAGCACTGTTGTCGGTTATGTCTTCAATGCGGCGGCTGATGCGGGCACTGAGTTGCCAGCTACAGCGGCGACGGCGACGCGGACATTCGCGGGTGCACGGGTAGCAGGCATTCAAGATGGCGACATACTTGTCGTCGAAGCGTGGACAGTTACGTCGCCGACAATCGCCGGTATCTACACGCAGACATTCAGGATCACCGACAACACATCGAAGATCGCTTCGCAGTATAAGGTGCTCTTCGCACCTAACTCGGTCCTGTTCTTTAGTAGCGCGACACCGACTTCATCGCCGACAGCGGGAACGAAGGCAACCTATCTTCCGAAGACACCGACAGCTACGCAGCACACCGCATGGGGCACTGCTGAAGGTGCGTTGCCAGAGACGATTGTTCATAATCCCGTGTGGCGCGGTGTTGTGTCGAAGGCGAACACTACTGCGCAATCGCTGTTCCTGGGTCGGTACTCGACGCCACCACTGGCAGCGCAAACCATACCGGCGCAGTTGTGGAGTTGGGAAGTATCTGCGGGACAGAATAACGCCAATGCGCATACATTCAATTGGCCGGTTCTGTATATCTGGCGTCCGTCAACGAGTCAGGTTGTTTCGTACATTCTCGATGCGTCGGCGAACTACGGCATTGAGTGGCGGCTCTTAGGCGACCCGCGTCTAGATCAACAATTCTCGGGTGCGTCTGCTGATGTTCAAGCGGGTGACTTACTGGTCTGCGAGCTTTGGGCTGTCAATGTTCAAACAGCGGCGACAGCCTACAGCGAAGATTTCTGGATCAATGCGCAAAATTCTGATTTAGTCTCGCCCTACAAGTTGCGCTACTACACAGGCGCGGCAGCGATAACATCGACAGCCGATCCGACTGCTTATAGTTGCGTCGCGCCCGATGCAATCAGCACAGTGACGGTGTATGCACCGCCATTGATGGAGACGCTCACAGAGAACTTCGAAGCACCACTCGACACGGGCAAGTGGACGACAAGTAACTTCGATGGCACGGTGACGTTCACAGGTGGCGTCGGTGTCTTCGATGTTTCGACTGGCATTGCTGGCGCGCAGGCCGAAATCTTTTCTGCTGGGCCGTTCTACGATCTTAGACAGAGCAAGGTCTTCTTCAAGCTCGTTAAACCATTCAAGCAAGTCGGTGATCCTAGCACCGCCGATTTCTCGCTGGGCATTATGTCGCCCGGCAATAACACGCTAGCGTTCGCGCAAAACACTGCCGGGTATCTGCGAATCATTAAATTCACGGGCGGTGCATGGGGCCATGTTGCAGATATAACCTTCTCCTATTTCGCAGAAGAAGACACCTATAGATGGTTGCAGATTCGCGAGCAAGCCGGGACAACATACTTCGAGTCTGCGCCGAGTAGCGCTTCTAATCCGCCGACTGCCGGTCAATGGGTTGTTCGTCACTCTGCGCTGACGAACACGCTGCCGGTTAACTTTGCATCGTGTCAGCCTGTCTTCTGGATATACACGAACGCAGGCGGCACGAAGTTGCAGGCCGCGCAGATTGACGGGTTCAACACCGCTGCTTCTGCCGGTGCTGCCGCAGCAATCACGTCGGTTGCAGACCCGATGACGTATGCGCCGATGGTGCCGGTTGCGGCAACGTCGAGCGTGCAAGACTACAGCAACGCGAACACGAACGTCTATGCGCCGATGTCGCCCGTTGCGGCAACGTCGAGCGTGCAAGCTGTCAGCAACGCAGTGCCGCTCACGTTCGCGCCGATGTCGCCGACAGCGGCAACGTCTTCGATCACGCGGGTCTACACGAGCAACGCAGTCGCAGCGTCCTACGCTCTCGCGCCGGTTGCCGCCACATCGTCAGTTGCCGTCTTCAGCAACGCAGTCGCAACGACGTACACACTCGCGCCGGTTGCCGCGACGAGCATCTATGTGCCGACTGCCGGGAACGTGGGGCCTGCGGCCTATGCGCTCGCGGCTGCGGCTGCGGTGTCGAGCGTGCAGGGCAACAGTGCTGCGTTGCCTTTCGTCTTCAGTTTCGCGGCGACGGCGACGGGCACCGGGCGCGGCTGGGCGAGCGTCGGAAATGCGGGCCTGTACGCTCTCGGGGCCGCTCCGGGCTCCGGTAGCATTGGCAGGGTCGGGATCGCGTCGCCTGGATCGTTCTCGCAAGCCGGTTTCCCAGGTTGGGACACCGGGGCTTACTACAGCAGCGCTGATCCGATCGGATACAGCACAACAGGCATAGCGGCGACGGTTTCGCTCGGTCGGGTTTATTCATCGGTCGCTTCGTCGACGGGCTTTGCACAGTCGCCGAATGCAACAGGCGACACCGCTGCGCTCTTCTCGGTTGCGTCACCGCTTGCATTCACGCCGCTTGCCGCAACAGCGGCAACATCGGGCTTCGCTGTTTATTCGGTTGCGCTGCAAGCGAACTACACGCACACCGCACCGAATGCGACGGCATCGGTAGGACGCACCTACACATCGACTGCGACGGCAACGAACTTCTTCACAGCGCCTTCTGATGCAGGCGATGTGTCCGCACGGTTTTCTTCTGCGTCACCTACTGCGTACAGTCAGACAGCGATAGCGGCAACGTCCGGCGTTGTCCGCATCGTGTTCTCGACGGCGTCGCCGATAACATACAGCCACACCGCACCGGACTCGTTCTCTGGCATTGTCCGGATTATTCCGAGCAATGCGGTGCCTGCGGTTTACTTTAACTTTCCGCAGGATGCACAAGTCAGTCTTGCGCGCACGTCGATTGCGTTGCCGTTCACGTATGCACCGCTCACGGGCACTGCGACGACAAGCGGCTTCGCTCGATCTTCGCTTGCGATAGAGGTAGCGTACAACCTTGTCTCGCCGGTCACGTCGGATGTTCTCGGTCGGACATACACGAGTGTTGCGTCACCGGCTGCGTATGTCTTGAGCCCAGGTTATCCGGGTGATGCCGTAGCAGACAACTCGACTGCGACGAGCACTGCATACAGTTCGACTGTGTTTGCGGCGACTGCTTTCCCGAGTAAGAACTCGATTGCGCTGCAAGCGAACTATGCGCACGATCCGCCTAACACGCAATCAGGGCGCATCACGTTTTCGACTGCGTCGCCTGTGGCGTTTACCGTTGCATCACCGGCAACGAATTCGTATGTTCCTGGCAAGGTGGCATCGGTTGCGCTGCCGCCTACATTCCTGACGACTGCGACAGCGTCTAATCATCGGCGAGACTACGCAACGAAAGCACTTGCGGCGCTCTATCTGCAAGCACCGTATGTCAACAGTGATCGTGCATCGAATGAGGTCAAGCCGCCGATAATCTTCCCGCTGCCGTCGCCGATGTCGGCGGTAACAGATGAACAGTTCGCAGCATGGTTGAACGACGATCATGCGATTCGTGTTGTGCTGATCGAGACGAAGTGTGTTGACCCTGTCACGAACATGACCGAGTCTGTCTTCTTCGCGTCGCGTGGCTTCGTGACGAAAATCGAAGACGGTCCGAATGCTGCCTTCTATGCGCCGTTGATGCGCGGCGGGCTTGAGTTCGCGCAGACCATCGACCTCGACTTGCAAGGCAATCAATCGTATGGCGACATCGAGCTAGACAACACCGAAGGTGATCTCGATTGGATGTTTGACCGCGTGTGGCTCTATAAAGAGTTCAAGGCATACGTCGGTGATGCGACATGGCCGCGCCGTGATTTCAGGCAGATATTCGACGGCACGATTGAAGACATTGACAGCAGCATGCGCGACACCGTGAACGTGCGGCTGCGCGACAAGCTGTATCGTCTCGATATGCCGATCACTGATTCGAAAGTCGGCGGCATTGGACCTAACGCAGACCAACTCGTGCCGATCACGTTCGGCGAATGTCACAACATCACGCCGTTGATCTATAGCGCCAAGGATTTGATCTATGTCTATCATGCGCGTCTAGCAGAGGGACAGTTAGAGGTTCGCGACAACGGTGTTCCTGTGGCGTCTACATTCCTTCAAGGCGCACCGCAATCGTTTCAATTACAGAAACAGCCTTATGGCAGGGTCACATGCAGCGTGCAAGGCGATAAAACTCCTACCGCTGCGGGCTTCACTGGTGGCTACGTCAACACAGTGGCGTCTCTGGTGCGTCGGTTGCTAATTGAATGGGGCACCATTGCTGCGAATCGTTTTACAGCAGCCGACATTGATGTTCGCAACTTCACTGTGTTCGACGCAAAGAATAAAGCGCCGGTTGGTCTACACGCAACAGAGCGAATGACAGTGCTTGAGGCGTGTCAGCAACTTGCCGCGTCTGTGGGTGCACGCCTGACGATGACAGCGCTCGGTAAAGTACAACTCGTGAAGCTGAAGTTGCCGCCGGACGACGATTCAACGCCAGTGAACTTGCAGTACAACGGCGATTTTTCTGCGCTGCTTGATGGCTGGACCTATAACGGCGGTAGCGGCGGCGTTGCCCCTGATGCGACAGTAGGCATCAATCTTTCTGATGTCTGGACTCCGCCAAACACAAACACGTTCTATGCGCATCAACAAGGCATCGTAAATAATCCAGAAGGCTATTTCGAATACATTGGCAAAGCTATTCCAGTTGAACCCGGCAAGCAATATGTCGTTAGTGCGTACACTGGTGCCCATCGCTGTCGCGTCGCTATTTACTTCAGTGAGTACAACGAAGCTGGCACACTTCTCGGCGGCGTGCCTGTCCTGCCGACAACGGCATTCAACAACGCAGAAGCGTTAGGCGGGCAAGGGTTGTCAGGCTATAAGCAGATATACAACTCACAGGTAACAGCGTCGACTACTAGATGGATTCGTGTTGTGATGCGCAAGTACGATACCATCTCAGGCAACACTGACTCGTGGATATTCGCTAACACGGTATCGTTCACCGGCACAGAGTCGAATGTTCTTCCGACAATTGTTGTCACCGAGTCGGACATGGTGTCGGGCTCGCTGCACATCGCGGATCGTTTGCCATTGGTGCCGGGTGCTCGCCTGGGCTATTGCAAGAATTGGACAATACAAGAAGACACAGCGCAAGGTGTGCCAGAAGATCACAAGGAGATGTATAGACGCGAGTGGTTGACCGTATCAATTGCCGAAGCAGTTGAGCAAGAGAATTGTTTATTGTTGGATAGCTACAGCGCGAACAATGAGTGCACTCGGCGTGTTGCGTTGCGTTCGTCACAGCGTCACGTGTATGAGTTCGTAGGCTTTGCGAACTTGATGTTCACGCCAGTGGGCGCAGCGATGAAGGTGATTCACCGTCGCTTTAATTTGTCCGCAGGCAAGACAGGACAAGTCGTGTCGGTAGCTGTAAACTGGCTAACGTCCCAGGTCACAATCAGGGTGCTAATCTGATGGCAGTAGTAGTCAACGAGCGAGATGTCATCATGCGAAGGGCACCGGCACGTATCGTGTCTGTGACTGCGCCTAGTGAAGTCATCACGCCAAACACAGGCATCACGCTCGTGTCTGATTGCGGGCAATGGTTGAAGATGCCTGCTGGCGATTTGTATTGGAATCGTCCGCCCGGTAGTCTTGCTCGCGAGACGTTGACAGTGGTCTTCAAAGACATTCCATCCAACAATCCGTTAGTGTGGAAAATCGGCAGTTGGGCGAGAGCATGGAGTGAAGCAAAGCAAGCGATGGTGCTCTCGTGGTTCTCAGAAACGACAGTGGCGAATCACGGTGTTGTTCTTACTGGCACCGGCAACACAAGAACAGTTGAGATGTCCAGTTATACGAGCAACCTGCCGCATCCATCTACGCAATACAACAGGATTTGCGGCGGCGTGCGCGTCAGTACAACTTATGCGGGCACCGAGTTCGTCGGCTTCAAAGTTGTCAGCGAAGAAGGCTATGCATCATGAGCAATATCCGATTGATTTGGGACAACGCCGTTGACCGTGCGTCACTCGTCGCGTCGAGCGAGTCCGGCTTACTCGTTGTCGGAAATCTACTATCGAACCTCAAGGCTAAAGTGTGGCGTTCACTCGATGTGAATGCCGGTGTCGCTTGTAGCTGGCCGCAATCAGAAACGATCAGTTGCGTCGTTGCTGCGTTCAACAACCTCACATCACAAGCCACGATGCGCGTGATCGGATACGCGAAGGAAACAGACACGACGCCTGCGTTCGACACCGCACACGTGCTGTGCGCGGCACCTCCGGGCCTGGGACAGTTTTTATGGGGCTCGCCCCTTGGCGAGAACTTCTATCAGCGTGGCGGTGCCTCTCTGTTCTCCTATGGCTATGGCGGTTATGGTGTCGTGTGGATACCGGGCAACTACGCTGTGCGCAAGCTCGAAGTGCACATCTTCGATCTGACCAATCCAGACACGTACATCGAAGTCGGACGACTCATTGCCGGTCCGGTGTGGTCGCCGAAATATAACTTCAACTTCGGACACAGCGTCTCGTTCATTGATTCGAGCAAGAGCAAGCGCACTGAAGCAGGCGACTTGCGCAGCGAGCGCGGACCGAAGTGGCGACGCGTTGAGTTTGAACTCGGCAACATGGATTCTGCGGATCGTGCCGCGTTGCTGCGGCTTGCTCGTTTGAACGGTACGACAGAACCGTTGTTCGCGAGCCTGTTCCCAGAAGACGACGACAAGTTGCTCGAACAGAGCTATCAACTGTGGGGCAAGTTTGCGGACAGCACGCAACTGTCTCAACCCAATTACGACATTTATGCCGCGAGAATCGCGATGGAGGAAGTGTGATGGCAACAAGCAATCGCCCCTTCGACTATGGTCGCAAAGACTACATCGACAAGCTGAATAATCTATACAACACCGGCATACCGCGTGTGCGCACTGACCCAGCGAACCCGGATGCTGCGGGCACCGATGTGACAGCAAGTAGACAGATGAAGCTCGGTGACAATGGATGCTGCGTCGATTGCAGGGGCACAGGCATAACTATCTCATTCGCTGCCGAGTGTTTGGTCGACGGCTTCGCAGTCACCATTAACGCTGTGTCGGGCGGCTCGGTGACGATCAGCACTGCCTCTCTCGGCGTGAACTTCTTGGATGGCGCAACGTCATCGAAGACGATGTCGGTCGGTAATGCCGCAATCATTTCGAGCGACGGCATCGGCTTTCGCATCTTCCGCATGACGGCGGCGTGAGGCAATCATGGGCATACGATTCTATGGAGGTTTGCCGATCAGAGTGCCGCCCGCTACGGTGTTGCCGAGTGCGTTGCCGGTCAACACCGTGCCAGCGGGACAGACTACCTACATCGACACGACGAAGCGCTTTCGAGTAGCGGACAGCAATCCTGTCAAGGTTGCCGATAACGATTCACCACTCGTCACAGCGACGCTTACTTGTTCTAGCGGCATACTCGAAGTTATACCGAATGTGGGCGTGATCGTTTCCAACAACATCAGCACTCGCGTTGTTGTCATGGGCTCAACTACGAACGTAAATCGCGCATTCGACGGTTTACGTTGGACACCGACACCGGCATTCAGTGGCACTGCAACGATCACTCTGCGCACGAGCGACGGTGACAACATTGATACCGACACTTTCAACGTCGTTGTGTCAGGTACAGCACCGCCTTATGTGCCGCCTGGGCCAACGAACTCTGTGCCGTCAGGGACGAAGATGGTGCCGTATGGCTACACGCTCAACTTCTCAGGCGACGGCATCACTGTGTATGACCCTGATGTGGCGACGCTGACAACGACGCTCACGATGGTCGGTGGCATTGTTCACGTGACGCCAAGCGGCGCAGCCGTGACCGGCAACGATACAGGGCTCGTCACTCTCGTGGGCACACAGACGCAGATTAGTGCAGCACTCGGCACGTTGATCTTCACGCACAACGGCGGCTTCTGGGGCTACGCTAAGATAACAGTGTCGACAAACGATGGTCCGAAGACAAGTGCGAACGACATCAACATTGTTGTCGGTGTGCCTGCACTGCCGCCTGTGCAACTCGTGCCGCCACAACCGTTCTCGGTATCTGGCTTTACTGCGGGCTCGAACATCAAGTTCACGAGTGGTCCCGGTCCTGACAATTCGATGAAGATCACCGCTGCCTATAAGATGTCGCTTCGCACAACGATCTCGTGCGGTCACGGCATCATTAAATATGACGCCAATGCCACGGGCTACACGAATCTCGCCGATGGTTGTCCGACGAAGGTGCTCTATGGTTATTGGAACGGTGCCGCTGCGACAACGATGCGACAGATAAACAATTATTGGAATGTCATTGGTATGGCGCGTGCACGCAATGCCGGTTCCGGCCTGGGCGGCGGTGCTGTGTCCTGGCCCTATGCAACGGGCAATGCGGGCGTGCCGCTACCGCACGATGTTCAATTCATTCGAGCCTGCGGCAAGCCTGTCTTGCTCGTTGTCGGCGGGCCTGGGTATGGCTTCAACTACACGACGCGAGCGCAGTCGGATGCCTTGCTTGGCTCGCTCATTCCGTTGATCTATGCAATGGGTGGCGTCGACGGCATCGACATTCAGTTTTACGACGGCGACTTAACTGGCTTGAGCCTCACAACGGAAGCTGTCTATATCGCGCAGCAATTGAAGGCAGCATACGGTTCGAAGTTCATGATTGTTTATTCATTCAGGCAAAACCCAGCGTCGCAGCAAGTGAAGGACATTGCTGTCGCTTTGCACAATGCAGACTGCTTGACGTTAGTTCAACAGATATTCATGGACAATGCAGCGAACAAAGTGGCGAATGCTGTATCAAGCAAGGTTCTTCAGTTCATAACGGACACGCAAATTCCACGTAACAAACACATGATTGGCATGTCGCATAACTATGACTACACGAACAATCTCACCCTAGCAGAAGCCGTGAATGCATATCAACAAACGAATACGGTCAACACCGCCTTTCGTGGCGTGTCCTGTTGGTCTATTGACCTAGATGCTGCGGTAACTGGCTCATTCAGCACAGAGTTCAAATGGACGCAGCTTGGCTATACCTTGACTGACAAAGGTACGGCACTCATAACAGGACACTCAACGAGACAAGTGACGCTCACGGGCGACTACCAACAAATTAACTCGGCGTTGGCATCGTTCTACTATTATCCGGACCTTAACTATCAAGGCCCGGACCCTGTTGTCATGACGACAACCGATGGCACGCTATCGGACACGGACTCGATCAATGTCACTGTGATGAATTAAATGTGGGATGAAGTACAGCAATGGATACTTCGCTTCGCCGGTGTTGCGGGTGCTCTCGTGTCGATGCGCTTTGTGAGTGGGTCACTCTTCGAGCGTGTGCTCATGGTGATCGGCGGCGCGTTCTTCTCGTTCTACGCAACTGAGTGGGTCGCGCAATGGCTCGCGTTGCCGCAGGGGCTCACGGGCTTTCTCCTGGGGCTGTTCGGCATGTCGGTGCTCTCTCGCGTGTGGGAGTGGGTTCAATCGACGAATGCTGTGTCGGGCTTTCTCGATGCATGGTTGAATAGAGGCAAGCCGAAGGATAAATGACATGATGCTCGATGCTTCTTTCGTGTCGTCGGCGTGCTGGTTCTTCATCGGCACGACGGCTATCGTCGCGAGCTTCAACGGCATGGTGCGCAAGACCGTGCTCGAATGCATTGCACTCGGCGGCGTCAGCCTGGGCGCGTTCTCACGATCCTACTATGTCTACATGCGGCAAGAGACGGACCCTGATGCGCTTTGGATTTCGATTGCGCTCGCGATCTATTGCCTTGCCATGTGGTACAAACTCGTGTGGGTTATTCCACACCGGCCCGATTACAAGCCGCCACCGAAATCGCCTTACTACTGATGGCAAACATCACGCTCACAGACTACATCGTCAAGCGCAATGTGCGGGCGTTCCTGTGGGCGATTCGATATGGCGAAGGCACGCAAGGCGAGAACGGATACCGCACGCTGTTCGGTGGTCAATTGTTCAAGGGTCCGGACGGTGTCTATGGCACGTTCGACGACTTCGCCGATCACCCGCGCATCAAGACGACGGTGACGCTGCGCAATGGCAAGGTCTACACGTCGACTGCGGCGGGCGCGTATCAATTCATCGTGCGCACATGGGACGGTGTTTGCAATCAATACGGCTTCATCAACTTCGAGCCACCGACACAAGACCTTGCCGCTATCGCATTGATAGCTGGCCGCAAAGCACTCGAAGATGTTGTCGAAGGTCGCATCGACATCGCAGTTGCGAAGTGCAATAAAGAATGGGCTAGCCTGCCTGGGAGTCCCTACGGGCAACCCGTTGTCACGCTGGGAGAGTTCAAGCGAGAATACGAAGAGGCAGGCGGGCTGTATTTGAATGAACAAGCGCAACCCTTGCCGATACCATTGCCACCGGAAGCAATCGCACTTGAGCCCAAATTGCCACCGGCTAACGGCAGCGAAGTCGTCGAGATTGCGAGAGGTAAAACGGCGGACATCGAGGCAAGCTACATACAGGAGAAGCAAATGCCTATACCCGCAGTTGTCGCGGCATTGTTGCCGACGCTCATTCAACTCGTGCCGCAGTTGACGAAGATTTTCGGCAGTGGCTCTGAGGTATCGAACCGCAATATCGCAGCGGCAGAAGCAGTGTTCACCGTGGCGAAGGATGCCATCGGCGCGAAGAATGAACAAGAGGTTGTCGAAGCGGTGAAGGCCGATCCTGTTCAAGCAACCATCGTCAAGAATGCTATCGAGAAGAACTACTTGAACATTCAAGAGGCGGGCGGCGGCGGCATCGAAGGCGCACGAGCGTACAGCGTCGCTGTCGCATCCATGCGCACGCCAGAGGGACAGCCGCTCTCGTTGCTCACGCAACCGGCCTTCGTGATCTCTATCGTCATGCTCGGGCTCGTTGTCATGATGGTGCTTGTCGTGCTGTTCCCGTGGGAAATATTTCGAGCGAACGGCGGACAGATTTATACCGATGAAGTACGATTGATCGTGGTGACAGCCATCATCGGATCACTCTCGACGATAGGGGCTTTCTGGCTCGGATCGTCATTCGCAAGCCGTGGCAATAACGCGAGTGGCTCTCGCACACGTTCAACCGATTCAGGAGCAATGCAATGAAGATCGAATGTAGCGAAGGTTCAAGCGGCGTGTGGTCTTGGCGCTTCAAGAGCGACAACGGCGAAACCGTCATCGCCGAAGGCACGAAGACTTTCGAGTCGCAGGCAGAAGCGAAGAAGGCCATTGACGCATTCGCCGGATCAGTGGGCGTCAAGGCAAACGCGGTCAGCTATGTGCCGCTTGTGCCAGAGAAGGAAGAAGAGTAGGCAAGCGCTCGATCAGCGCTAGGGGCAAGGTAGTGCCCATGCGCGGGCCGCAGTGCCACGACGCGATCTGACGCAGGCGTGCGGCACTGGCGACGGCAAGGGCATCCATCTCCTGCGCCGTCATCCCTCGAAGGTCGACGAGCCATGTTGCCCGCTGATTGCCGATCAGGCACCAACAGCGCCCGCCCGCCCAGGTCCGGCGAGCCGCGTACACGATCTGAGATCGGCGCATGCCGTGACCCAGGCCGAGCACCTGGGAATCGTCCCGGCGTGCGGTGTCGCTGAACTTCAATTCGAGGCCCCCTTCAACACCGTCGATGCAGTAGTCAACGTCCGGCGTGCCGTCGTTGACGACGTTCTCGACGCGCTCGAAGTGAAAGCGCAGATGCATCGTCTGACAACTCTTCACGAGGTTGGGTCTGACGCGATCATGCCAGAAGCCGACTTCATCCATCAGGCCACAATGCCGCGTTGATTTGATAGTCAGCGCTGCCCAGGCGCATCGCTAAGTCGCGGCATTGGTCAGGAGTTAGTCGCGGACGTTTGCCTATTGCACATTCACGCAAGATGTTTTCTACTGGCACACGTCGTCCGAGCATAGCTATCCATGCAGTGTCTTTCTCCGGGCACCATGACGAGTAAACTTCTTCGAGTGCGTCTGAATATTCGGCATAGTCTGTGTCGTTGAGATTGTTGCGCAAGTAGCGGTCGATCTTGTCGTAAGCGTCACTCATGCGTGATGCCTTTCTCAAGCATGCTGTCAAACTTCGCTTGTATTTCTTCGGCGAGTCTGTGTTGCTTCGGTGATTCGCTGTCGGCTAGTCGCCAGTATTCTTTTCCTAGATCGTATGCGCGCACGAGCGACTCGCGCACTTCTTTCGTCGTTACTTTACCGCTTGCCTCAAGTTCTCTGATGCGTTCTGTCAGCGCTTCGACGGTGCTCGCAATCATGATGATGCGTTGTATAGCGTCGATGCTTGCGCGATCACCTGAGATGCGATTGCCGCTCCATGACAGGCCGCAATCCTTCGGCCATTGATCCGGTCCTGTCGGGCGGTATTCGACGCCTACGATGTCATCCAATACGCACGGCTCGTCGTTTGTGCAAATGACGCGCCCGTCTTTGACGATGACCCAGACGGGCGGCAAGATGATTTCATTCATGGTGTGTGTTGATGTAGTTGATCTGCTCTCTGCTGGGACGCTCAAGCATCGGCGTGAAGCCTTCGAGCCGATGAATGAAGATGCGCGGCAAGTTGGTTTCGAGTGCCCAATAGTCGCCCTTCTCTTTGGTCTTCATCCTGCACACGAGAACCTCAATGGCGTTGAATTTGCGCCCGTCGTGTGTCTCAAGCCATCCCTTCGTTTTGATGTTCACACGCTCGCCGATCTCTTCGCTCACGTGCTGCGGGACATCGAGCGTGCCGAGTAGTCTGTCTGTCTCGGTCGACCATAGTTCGAAGATCATAGCGGCCTACCTCCAACAATGCCCATCAGGATCACGATCACGTACACAAGCACGATAAGTGAAATTGCAATGATGCCCGCTTCTATCATGTGCAGACTCCCCAATTGTTGCCGCGTGATTGCTCCGCGATTATAGGTACGTGCAGCGTCATACAGTTCTCCATGATATATTTAACTTCCGCTATTGCCTCTTGATGCTCTTTGCTTGCATTGGCACTATGGCCTAACTCGTCGTGGCAAGTTAACTTCGGCACACCGACAACCTTCGTCGCACCGCTGCGATGAATGTCCCGCATCGCGGTCTTCATCAGGTCCGCTGCGCTGCCTTGAAGCAATGCGTTCAATGCTTTGTGAGTGTAGGCGCGTGACACTCGCGGCCCCCACTCTTCGACGGCGTCGTCGTACTTCATCGCTCGCTTGCCGCTTGAGTTCCATCTCGGTTCGAATAGATCGAAGCGTGCGCGTCTGCCGCCGAATGTCGTGATGTATCCGCGCTCGCTCGCACGTCGCTGCGCGCTGTTGTATGTCATCTTCACGAACGGCGCGGCCTTGTGATAATTCTCGATGATGGCTTCAGAGTCTTCGCGTGACAGGCCCAGGTATTCAATCAGCGTGTCGATGCCCATGCCATACACGAGCCCGAAGTTGATGTTCTTCACCGGCTTGCGCCATACCTTACGTCGTGCCGGTGTGCTGATGTCCCATCGTGCAGCCGGTGCGACGAGGTCAAGCGTCATCTCGTGGAAGTCTGTAGTCGGATCGTTGCGATAGCGCTCGCGCACGATCTCGCCTGATGGTCCGCGTGCGTAGTGCGCTAAGAAACGATACTCGATCTGACTCCAATCATGTCGAATCCATTGCTGTCCCTCTTCAGGAATGAACAGCGCACGCAGGCGCGGCCCCCACACTTCATCGCGTGAAGGAATGTTCTGCAAGTTAGGCAGCGATGAAGAGAAGCGCCCGAAGACCGTTCCATTCTCGTCGCCTTTGAGTTGATGGAACAACGCGTACACGCGCCCGTTGACGTGCTTGTCAAGGATGTATGAACGCACGAACGTGTTGCGATACTTCTGCAACTTGCGGCGGTGTCGCACGAGTTCACCGGCAGGGTGCCCGATGCGTTCAAGCCATCCCTTGACGAACGACGGTCGACCGTTCGCGGTCTTTGGATAGTCAACACCGGCAGCGTCGAACAGTTGCGCGAGATGGGTTGTGCTGATGTCCTTGTCTGGGTCGAGGTTGTGCAGCAAGCCGCCCGATATACCGCGCAGGCGCATGTCAGCTTCGAGAATACCGGCAGTGAGTTCGTCGTCTAGTTGCTTCGCATACTCGATGTCGACACGCACACCGGCTTGCCGCATCTGTACCATCATTGGGATGAGTTCTGTTTCAAGATCGAACAGACCCATCATCAACTGTTGCTCAAGGATCACGCGTTGCTTCGCCCAGATACGCAACGGCAAGTCGACATCGCCTTCGGCATAGGGACCGACTAGACATGGCGGCGCGTGCCAGATGTGCGCCCGGTAGTTGTCATCGCCATAGGCAAGCTCGATCCATGCAGCGAGATCGTTCTTCTTCTTCGTCTCGCCTAGATACGACGTAGACAAAGCATCTAAATTGTACGTGAAGCGATTGCTGTCGATCAGCGCTTCTGCATGCTGCACGTCGATGAATGGTCCCGTCACGTTGACGCCTTCACTCCACAAGGCATCAACGTCATAGGACAAGTTCGCACCGACCTTCGCTTGCCCTTCGGTGCAGAGGTTGTCGCGTGCCCAGGCGAGCACGTGCTCGGGATCGAGGTTCTGCTCGGGCGCGACGGTGTGCCGCATGGGGAAGTACCATCGTCCGCCGTCGACGGTGCCGACACTCATGCCGACGATGTGCGCGCCTTCTTCGCCTGTGCGCCTGAAGCCCGGTCCCTTCTCGATCAGGGCTCGATCCTTCGTCTCGGTGTCCAGGCCCAGCACGCGGGCGTCTGCGAGCCTGGGGAACGCGTTAGGCGCGACCCAGCCCGTATCAGGTATCAACGGGGTGAGCCGGTCCTTGTAGCGCTTTATCTGCAAGTCTTTGTCTTGCAGTTCCTCCCAGAAGAAATCGGACTGCGGCGCGTCGATCACTTCTTCGGCTTCTTCTTCGGTCCGTGTGCGGGTGCCGGTGGCGGCGGCGGCGGCTTCGGTGCCGGTGGCTTCGGCTTCGGCGCAAGCGTTGTGTGCATGTTCGTAGAGTCAGCGCTGGATGTGTAATGCTTCGGCATGGTCACTCTTTCGTCGTGGTGAGAATCGAATACTTGCGCGGATCAACACCGATCTTCAGACAGGCGGTGTTGCCGTCTGCCGGATCGACCTTGCTTCGCAGTGCGGTGATGAAGTAGTGTTGAACAGCATCGAGGTCCGTCACTTTTCGAGCGACTGCCTTCGCGCCTTCGTGACGCTTCGATTGCATCATGTAAGTGAAACACGTTGCGATGTTGAGATCGGCTTCAGCAGCCGGGACGCTTAACGGTGAGAGGATTGCTGCCGTCAGCATGAGTGTCTTCATATACGCTTCAAGATTTTGTCTGTCTGTTTTTCTGCATCATTCAGCGCTGCCATCATCATCGCGGCTTCGACGAACACGTCGAGCGATGTCTCGATCAGCACAGTGCTGCCGTCTGGGCGATTGGCCCGGATGATGACCGCAGGGCTGCTGCCTGCGGCCTTGCTGACACCTCCGGGCAACCGCCCGAAGAAAAGCTCGGTCCGGTCGACACCGAGCCATTCTACGTTATCGCGTAGCGGCCAAGCGTCGTCTTGCGTCTTCGGCTTCTGCTTGTCGTGCAGGTCTGCCCAGGCCCCCTGAGTCAAGTCGAATACGATTTTCACTTCGCTTGTCATAGGTGATCTCCTGGGCGGTAGAAAACCCTGATTCTACCGTCACACCGCCACGACGCGATGCGAATAGTCGCGAGACGCGAGCATGTGCGGGACCATCACGAGACAGCCGGTCCTGAAGGGCACCGACTCGCCGTCGAAGACGTGTCGCGAGAGTTCGATGATGTATGCGTCATAGCCATGCTCACGGTTGCACGTCTCGACGACTTTGCCTTCGTGGTAGCAGTCGTTGCGTCCTGCCATCGGTTGAAATTCGTAGGCGCGAACGGTGGTGCCGACGGTGAACTTGTTTGCGTGAGAGAGTTTCATGATCTAGCCTTTCTGTGTTGGTGACGCAATTATAGATCAGTTATTCGTGCCCGTGATGCGTTCACCGATAAAATTTTTCGCCATTGCATGCGCGATCTTGATGTTCTTTGCATACGCGTAAAACTTGCCTGCCGGGTCATAGACCGCGTATTCACCGGGCTTCGCTTGTGACAGGCGGCAGGTTAGTCCGTTCGCGAGTGAGTGTGTGATGTAGTAGCCCATTACTTCAGGTGGTGCTCAGATGACGGGCTAACGCTTCGGACATCGGCGAAGATGTCGCGCACAAGTGCGTCGTAGTCAGGGTCGTTGATTGCATAGGGATAAAGCTCATACAGCGCGGCGTGAATGACACGCGGCTGTTCTTCGATGCGACGCGTGCCCAGGAGCACCGCAAGCTCTTTGCGCACGCGTTGCTTCTGTTCGTCGGGCCATTGTGCCCAGGGGAGATTGCTCATGGTGCGGACATCCAGAAGAAAATGTATTGCTCGAAGTCGCTCTCGATGTTTTCGAGCGTGTCTTCATACCCGTGCTTGTCGCACTCGTTGCAGTACCTATCGACATGCGCGGTGTTGAAGCTGTACGTGCGCTTCAGGTGCTCGCGAATAAGCGCGGGCGTCAATTTGATGGGGATTGGTGCGTTCATTTTGAAGAATGGGGGCCGCAGCCCCCTTGATGATTACGCTGCGACGATGTCGAGCACGCGGTTCGCGAACGTCCAGATGCCCGCATTGAAGTTGATGTCACGGTTCACCGAGTTGATGCCCGCCGTCGTGACGTTGCGGCCTGCGCGGTCCTGGGAAGCATAGCCGCCCTTCATCGCGTTCTCTTGAATGCGGTTGAACACCGACCAGAGCGTCATGTTGTCGTCTTCGGCGCGGCGGATCGACAGCAAGCCGGGAACGTGATCGGCACGCGTCTCGCCCCACTTCAGCAGCGTTGCGCCCGTGGCGAAGTCGATGGCTTGTTGCTTCGTCAACTCGACGGCGCGCATCTTCTCGATACGCGGCAGTGCGTGGTTCGCATGCACTTCGCGAATGAGATCGGTGCCGTCGATGATGTGATCCATCATGCGCGGATCATTGTGCAGCACGCGAATCCGGCCATAGTCGGCAGACGGGATCATCATGCCATTGAGGCAGGCTAGCACCTTCAGTGCTGCCATCATCTCATAGGCCGATGTGCGGTTGTGGCTGTTCGTCATCGCGACTTCGGGAATGTAGTCGCCGACTTGCAACTTGCCTTCGAGGTAGTCGCGGTGAACAAGGCGCACGAGGTGCTTCGCGTAGGGTTTCTTGTCAGCAGAGAGCGTCTTCGATTGCGACGCCTGCACGACTTCGAAGCCGGTGGCGCGCATCGTGTCGATGACATCGGCGGTGCGAACGAATTGATAGCGGGAAGATGCGCCCGGTGCCGGTTCTTCGGAGAAGATCGACGGTGCGACTTTGGCGATGTCAGCGTTAGAGAGAGCGATGAGGTTGCGCATGGTTAGCCTTTCTGTGTGTGTTTGAAAATCACCGCAGTGTGAATTGCTGCGGTGATGAATTATATGCCGGAAATGATGAGTTCGCCAGCTTTGTTGTTTCAGAGTGTTTCGTTGATGGCGCGATCAATAGCCATCTTGCGCATTTCGTGGCGACGGATGGCTTCGACGAGCCCGTGCTCTTTTAGGTCAGGCAGGATGCGCGCACGTGCGGATTCATAAAGAGGTTGCATTGCAACCATCGCGGCGGCGCGTGCTTCTGCTTTCTCACTGATAGTCTTTGCGTAGTTCTCGAAGCTCATTTGTTTCTCTCTCGTTGTTGGTTTAGTGGTGTGCGGGCCTGCACTCGTTAACGATGCCTTTGCCCAGGTCGACGGCGGTGAAAGTGATCTTGTCTTTGAATTGCGGATTTGAATCGGTCAGGTACTTTGCCATTGACTCGGCACGCTTCATCGTCGTGAGGCGCACTGACCACATGGTAGAGAGCGTGCCTTCGGTCATCTTGATGCCATAGCGCCCATGCGGGTGCGACATCATGCAGTTCGGGCCATAACTGAACCATCCATGTGATTCTTCGTCCCAGGCTTCATCAGCGACGGGCTTGCCGCAATAGATGCAATTCGGGCGGGCGGGAATGTCTCGACACATACGTTCTCCTACGGGGCACGGTGTGCCCCTTGATTTTTGATTTAGTTCGCGACGCAGAAAGAGAAATGCATGCCTGCCTGAAGTGCGCGCTCGCCCAGGAAAAGAGGGAAGAAGCGGCCTTCGGCATTTGCCACAACGACGAAGTCGAGACGCTCGTTGTTCTCGGCGGTGACGCGTTCACCAAAGGTTTTTTGAACAGCTTTGATGGCGTTGTCGCGAGTTGCGTAGGTCTTGTTCGGAGTCATTTCGAGGTGGCGGATCATTTCGTGCTTTCTGTTTGTTCGGCTCAACCACTGAGCCGATGAGTTAATGTATCCGATAAATTGCCGTCGGGTCGGCATCAACTCAAAAATAGTTGTTTCTAGTTGTTGTTGTCCAACTGCACAGCGATGTCGCGGCTGTGTCGATTGACCCAGGCAACTAGATCGACGAGTGATGCGTCAACAGAGAGCGTGCCCATCATGTTGCATCGCACTGACTCTTGTTCTAGTTGCTCGTCGTCAAGGATCACTTGATTAACGATGTCGATTAGTTCTGCACGCGTGCCGTCGACGGTGAGAGGGTAATAGGGATGTGCGTTTGCGGTGTCGGAGATGGGAGAGACGGTCAACTTCACGGTAACTTTCTGGTGGTTTGGGAATTCTATTGTATCCCAGCAATTCGGGATTTCGGCTCTTTTGGCTCGTCCGGACGATCCTTCGGCGGTAGGGGTTTATCCCGTGGCGTCGGCACGTCCTTCGGTGTCTCGCTCACTTCCATACTGCGATCACGGCGGTAACGATGACGGCAAAAGTGATGCTCGCGCACAGCACGGTCCAGGCCAACAGGCCGAAGGAAACACCGGGCTTCGGCGGTGGGTCCAGGCGGGCGCGAAAGGGTCCGTCATCGTGCTCGGTGTGGGTTGGCCTGGGTGATGCGGCGTTTGCGCGTCCTGCGCGATCCTGCGGGTCATACGGCTTGTTTGCGCGGTCGATGGGCATGGCTTCTTTCCTTTCTATTGGTGGGCAGGGGTTGCGAGCCCCTGCCGGTGATGATTATTCTGCGTCGGTCTTGCCGGTGACACCGGCAAGGCGGGCTTGCACTTCTTTCTCTGCGGCTTCGCGGGCTTCGCGATTGGCCTTGAGCATGGCTTCGCGCAGGGCATCGCGCATCTCGTCGCGTTCCTTCGCTGCCTTGATGCGGGCGGCTTCTTTCGCATCGCGGGCGGCGCGGCGCATGTCTTCGCGTTCGTTCGCTGCCTTCACGCGTTGCGCTTCTTTCGCTTCGTGATTGGCGCGGCGCTCTGCTTCGCGATCTTCAGCAGCCTTCACGCGTTCTGCTTCTTTCGCTTCGCGGTCCAGGCGGTTTTGCACTTCGCGCTCTGCGCGGGCCTTGATCTTCGCTTGTGCCTCTTCCATCTTCTTCGCGGCACGGGCAGCGATCTCGGCTTCGCGGTCAACACCCTTCGTCGCGGCGGCATCATAGCGGCTGCTGCGAGCGAATTGGAATTGCGTGCTTGCCGTGGCAGGGCTGATGCCAAGCGCTTGATCCGACGTGATCGTCAGCACATCACCGCGAGTCAGCGCACGCTCGTCCCAGAGGGCAAGCTCACGAACGAAGGCAACACGCGACATCTTGCCGGTGCGCACTTGCGGGTCGAGCGTGGCGGCGAACTCGCGGGCCTTTGCCAGCAGTTCCGGTGCCGTTGCGACGCGGGCCTTCGGTGCTTCTTTCACTTTCTTGCCGACAGTGGTGCGGGTCGCTTGCGTGTTGGCGACATCTGCGGCGGCACCGAGAATCGAGTTCGTCGGGTTTTCTTCCGGTGCCGTGACGTTGGTAACTACGTCGTCGGTCTTGTCGGCGGCAGGGCTAACGGTGCCGTCTTGCGGTGCAGGCGTCGGCTCGGGCGTCGGCTCAACTGCTTGAGCACGCTTTTGCGAGTTCTTCTTCTTGTCCAGGGAGAGAGTTGCGGTGTCGTTCACGGTGGTTCCTTCTTCGTTGATGGGGGCATTGGTGTCGAGTTCGTAGGATTTCATGATTTAAGCCTTTCTGTGCTTCGGTTTGTTTGTATCGCGAAGTGCGATGTAGTTAATGTAGCCGATAACTCGACCGTTATTCATCGTGACGCGAAAATAGATGCAACAAAATGTAGAGCGATTAGGTCACGCTGCATCACCGGCAGTGTCCGGATACGTCGGCGCGGGCATGGGCCAACGGATCACACCGGCGATGTAGTCTTCAGCTTCTTTGTTGAACACAGCAACGCGTGTCGTGAACACGACGACACCGCGACGCTCGAAGTACGCTGCGTTGTCGACCGAGATCATGCGCCTATAGATAGGGTGCTGCGGATCGGCGTATATCCAGGCGGCTTCACCGTCTTTGTTAGGATTGCCATTGATGACGTAGACATCGCCCAGGCGGTGAAGATCGGCAACAAGGAATCGCTCGCCGACGATGTCATGGAACAAGCAGCCGGTGATGATGCACTCAGGGAAGTTATAGCGTTCGTGGCTCATGGTGTGGTGAAGAAGAAGAGATAAAAGAAAACAGCCGCACAGATAATCACTGCGATCAGCAGTAATACCCGTGCGGCCTTGATGAAACCGTTAAGCATTATTGTGTGGGGATTAGTTCCCCTTTGGCGCGCACTTCGGACATGATGATGCGGACGATACCGGCTAGGCGATTCAACGGTACATAGAAGCCTGTGACGCTGCTTATGCTGACGCCGACGAACGAATAGACTTGGAAATTGTAGCGGTGATTATTTTCGTCCCAGAAACACGGGCGCGGCTTGCCGTACCGCTTTCTGAATGCGCTCTCTGGCACGTGATGATTGCTGAATATGATGACAGGAGTTTTGTCCGGTGCCATCATCTTGAACAGATGCCCGTGCTTCTTCATGAAGAGGTCTGCTAGCTCTTCATCTGTCACATTTTTGTGTTGGTACTTTTGCCATGCAGGCGAGTAGAGTTCGCGTGAAGTCATGGTTCGAAGCCGGGTTGCAACTTGTAGTCGTCGTCGACAACGGCGTAATAGCGAGAGTAAGCTTCGCCGGTCACAGCGTTGATTGCGTCGCAGATTTTCTGCATGCGCGGACGATCCAGCACGGGCAAGCCGGTGACGAATTTCTCGTCTGGATAGTCACCGCCGAAATTGTCGGTGTGAATGATTTTTGCCATGATGCTTTCTGTCGAGAAATGAAGGGCAGTTTTCTCGGCATACCCAGGCTCAAGCCACTTGTGTTTGTAGACTAACAGGCGTGTGGCAGATTGGTCTTCAGTGCGTGTGAGACAGAACTTCCATCAACTACCTACACGCTAACGCTGCTGTCGCCCAGCGGCTAACGATCAATATGGGATGTCGTCGTCATTGTCGGCACCGGGCTCGCGTCCCATGTCCGGCGCTTTCTCGAAGTCAGGCTTGACGGCACCGCTCTTCACGCTCTTCGCGAACTTCTGCGCTTCGATGAAGATCGGGTCTTGCGGGCCTTTGAGATAGCCTGCATGCGTGAATGCCCATCCCATCCACGAGCCCTTTTCGTTGCTCTCTGGCACCGTCGTGACACGCCACTTGCTCGCATACATCGGCGGCGTGTAGGGACCGTTCGGGCCTTTGAGCTTCAGCATGTTCTGCTGCATGTACCATGACTTCGATTTCTTGATCTGCGTCGATGTCATGGTGATGAGCGCAGGCGTCGCGTAGCCTTCTGCTTCGTTGAAGACCATCACGAAGAACGTGCGTGTGTCGTTCAACTGATTGCCGCTCTCGATGATGTCGCGATTCTTGTCATCGCGCATGCTCTTCTCAAGCAGTCGCTCACCTTCTTCGACCGAGTGCTGACCCTTGAAGCCACCGCCGTTCTCGCGAATGCGCCACTCGATGAAGAACCGATCATAGGCGCACGGGATCACGTACAGCGGTGTCTTGATCGGGTCATAGAGTTCTTTGGTCACGCTGTTGAATAGCATGCCTTCTGCCGCGCCTTCGATGTACTCGCCTTCGCTGCGCTTCACCTGGGGCGAGCCCGATTGCAAGATCGTCAGGAAAGGAATCGCGAGATCGTCCTTCGTCGCGCCTTGAAAGCCTTCACCGGCAAAGCCGCTGAAGTCGTCGGCTGCTGTCGTCAACGCTGCGCCGTTAGGCTTCGGCGTCACGATTGCGTTCGCTGATGCTTCGGGCGCGTTCGCCGGTTGTGTGGGAGTTGCGGTTGTGGTGTCTGTCATTTCAATGCTTTCTTTGCTGTCTTCAACTCTGCCTTCTTAAACTGAAAGATGCTAAAGGATGGCGGCAGAGCGGTGCCCTTCTCTAGCAATTCCTTCACGAGCGCTTTCAATGTCGCAGCGTGAACAGATTCAACGTCTTCCGGAGTGACATCATAACTCATAATTTGCGCGTAGAGCGCTTCGCGTTGTTCTTCTGTCAACGTGCGCACGTCGACGACGTAGGCTTCTTTGATGACGCCACCGTGCCCGTTGTCGCGTAGCCACTTGTGCGCGAATGGGCGGTTCGCTTCGGTGATGCTTGCCTTCACATCGTCACGCACAACGAGCTTCGTGCCGTCGCTGAGCGTGTAGTCGGCAACACCGGCAAGCTCCATCGCTTCGGGTAAGACGGTGAGTTGATAGCGGTTCAAGTCCGCTGTGCATCGGTCGAGTTCTGCCTGTGCATCGGCAACCTCTTGCAACTTCTCGCGCAGCGTGCTCGCCATACGCACGAGCATCTGCAAGTGATCTTCTGTCGGCGTGTCGTTGTTGATGCCGCTGAAATCTGGATCAGCCATGTTGTACCTTGAATCTTTCTCTGAACGCTGCTTCAGTGCAGACGTATGATTTCGTGGAGTGCAGTTGGTTATAGTAGACCACTGCGGGCAGTTCTGTGCCCAGGACTTCGAGCACCGTCTCGGTGTCGATGATGCCATCTTGAGTCCCTAGAAGCACCGTGTAGACGATGTCAGTCTCGATCTCGACGTAGTCGGTGTCCTGGGCGATTGGGCCTTCTAGCATGCTGTCACCTTCGAATGATGCGATTCATCTCGGCTTCGATGTCTTCAGGCTTGATGACACCGCCACCTGTGTTCTTAATGGCTTCGGCGGCGAAGAGTTCGGCGTGTTGCTTCGAGCGAATCGCGCCTTCGGTGAGCATGACGACAGTCATCTCGTGTTCTACCATCAGGCGCGTCGACGGTGCGAGAGATTTTGTGTGCGCCATGAGCCGGTCCCACCAACGAGCTTTGAGTTCGTCGTCAATGAGTTGCTTGCGTTCTTCGGGTGTCATTCTGCATCACCCGGTTGGACGATGATGACTTGCTTGCCCATCGTCATCGCGATCTTCGCAACGTCTCGCGGGTCGACGTTGTCTTCGTCGCCAAATGCTTTTTCCCATTCGGCATCGGTCACGCCGGACATGAGAAATTGCCGCTCACTTGATGTGAGATAGGGGAAGACGTTTTGAATGAGTCCGCCATTCTGCCAAGCGTCGATGTCTGCTTGTGCGACGGGTAGGTCCATTGTGTGCCACTCGTCGGTGAGCACGCTCTTCTTTCGAATCAACATTGATTGCCTTTCTGTGTGTGAGATTAGATTATGCCCTATTTTTCTGTCGCGTTCGGCGGGCGGCTGCGATTATTCCAATCGCGTCGACCGCATGTGGTGCAAATGCGCCAATTGCTCTCGCCACTCTCCCACATCCACGAGTGTGCGCGCCCGACTTTTCCTTCGGGATCACCGGCAACGGTGCAGTTGTTCTCGTCGTTGTCTGGGCGTAGGTGTGCTAGGTCGCTCATGAGTATCGAGCCTCTTGCTGTTCGTTGACGGTCTTTTGCATTTCGAGCAACTCGATGTCGCGATAGACCGATTGCAGAATGTCGTGCAACGCTTTACCGTGCTGCGGTGAACCGCTCACGGTGGCGTGTGACATCGCACCGAAGAGGGTTGCGGCGAACCCTTTCTTTTGCATGATGCGCTCGTCTAAGTCGCTGCGTTGCCGCTCTTCTTTCATTGACGCGAAACTCATGCCGCTTCTGCCACCTGTGGATGAATGTCGATCACGATAGCAAGATACTTCTTCACCTGTCTATCCCACACGAGCGCAGGCACGACGCCGTTGTTCACCTCTGCGATGATTGCGCTCGCGGCAGCGATCACTACCGGATCACCCAGGCATAACAGCCAGTCGTTCGGCTTGAAGCCGCGTAGCTTCTCGCGCATCTTCATGATCGAGAGTTGCGGCGAGATCAACACCGGGCCGGATGGTAGGAGCACGTCGAGCGTGCCGAATTCGCGGGCCGCTGTCAGATCGTACTTATACACAAGCTCGTTGTAGACGTTGCGACGCATCGGATTCTGCGTGATGTAGACTTTGCCGGTTTTCATGGTGTGCCCTTTCTGGGACGGGTAGGAGTTGTTGATTATAGTTGAGAGGTGTTGATTCATGTCCATACGTGCGCAATCGCGTTTTGTAGGACTACTTCGCTGACATCCTGGGCGGACTTCAAACAGCGGACAACTTCTTCGTCGACGGTGTGTTGCGCGATCAGATCGTATACCTGCACCGTGCTCGCGCCGTCTGTTCTCGCGAGTCGGCTGATTGCCTGCAACCGCTCAAGATACGAATAGTCGTTACTGTAGAACACCATGTAAGAGGCGACGCCTTGTAAGCCGTCGAGCCCGGTGCCGCCTGACTTCTGCTGACCTACAAAGAAGCGACACGCGGCATCGTCGATGAACCGGCGCTTACTCGCGTCCTTCTCGCCCGATGTCATGCGCCCGTGATACTGAGTCACAGCCGCGTAACCGTAGACGCTTTCGAGCGTGTCGACGACGGTGTCGATCTCCGCAGAAAAGCGGCACCAGATCACGAGCTTCTCGCCTTCGCACTCCTGGGCGATTGCCAGGAGGTGCAGCACCTTCGGGTTTTCGTCCACGGGTGTGATGTGCTGGGCCTGCGGATCGTCGTCGCTGGGTGCAAAACCGCCCACAACCTGCGCGAGCCGAATGGCTAAGGCAAGCGCACCTTCGGCGGTGAGTTGCCCGCCTGGGGCCTGTGTGACTCCCCATCGAATCAACTCTTCATAGAGCGTCTGTTGATGCGGGTGCAGCGTCACGTAACGCGGGTCTTCGTTGACGATAGGCTCGGTGCCGTTGACATCGGCCAGCGAGAGAAACGCCGACATGCGTTCAAGCCGCTTGCGTAAGTCGCCGAGATTGCGATAGATAGGCCGGTCGAGATCGTCCTTCGCAACGATGGCAGGATAGATCGGATTGCCTTGCCTGTCGTGGCGCAAGCGTCCCTTCGCGTCGAGACTCTTCGTGATGTGCTGCACGAGCGGATTGTGCGGCGCGAGCATCAGCGCATAAGTCGACTTGAACGAAGCGAGCGATGCATGGCCTAAGCACGCATCAGCCATCAGTTCGAATTGCCCCCATGCAGAGAACGGATTTTGACGCAAGAGCGTGCCCGTTCCGATGCGCTTCACGCGGGCCATTCGCATCACCGGCTTGATTGCCTTGTAGATGTCGCTCTTCGGGTTGCTTGTGCGGTGGCTCTCGTCGTCGTCGCACATATAGCGCTTCACGCTTTGCAGTAGCGCGACGATCTTTTTCCCTCGTGGTGTTTGCAGTGCGTCGAAGCTCATTGTGAGAATGAGCATCGTGTCATCCTTCGGTGTTGCCAACACGATGCGCTCAAGTTGCGCGTAGGCTGTCTTGCTCATTTTCGAAAAATAATTACAGCACAGGGACGGTACTGCACAGTGTTTCGGCACAGCTTCTTCGATCCACTGCCGGTCGACACCGTCGGGTGAGATCACGAGCAACGCGTCGATGCGTCCGGCGAGAAAGTTGAGCGCAGCGGTATCGAGTCCGAGCTTGCTCTTGCCCGTGCCTGGGCGGCACAGGAATGCGAGCATCGGTCTATCCCACGTTGTTTCGATCACCTCACGCTGCTTGCCGCGTGGCTCGGTCTTGTACTTAAACTTCGCAGGGAATGGCGTCGGCAGCAATGACAGCATGAGGTGCTTTCTTCGGGTAGTGAAAGGCGCGCATCTGCACCGGAGTCATCCAACGTGTGTTCTCTGGCGTGTAGTGCTTCATCTTGTCCATGCGACACAGTCGCGTGTTCTTTGGACGCGTGCCCATGTCGACGCAGAAGTTCTCGAATGTCTGCCAGCGTTCGCACACTCTGATGCCCAGGGCACCGGCTGATTTATAGGCCGAGTGACTTCTGTTGGTGGTGCTGTAAATCATTCGCTGCCAGATGAAGTACAGCGGGTGCTTCGATATGCCGCCCTTCTTGTGCTTCTTCGAACAACCGCATGACTTGATTTTCTCGATGCGTAGGTAACGTCCTTGAATGACTTTGAATGTGCCGCACGTGCATTCACAAAGAAATGCGCGATTGCTGCCGATGTTCTCTGCACGGCGAATCACCGTGAGCTTGCCGATTCGTGTTCCGTTGGGTATGTCTACAGCGCGCACGTCGTAAGATGTGGAGTTGTTAGGCCAAGCATTAGGCCATGTGCTAGGAGATGTTGAGGTCATGTCAATGCAACGTCAGCGGGTGTGCATTGAGCACGAGAAACTCGTCGAGGCGTGCTTCGACTTCTTCAAGTTGCGGTGTCTTCGTGTGCCAGCTTTTTATCTGACGCATGAACACTCGGCGCATCTTGCCGGTGAGGTACGCGGTAACGTGATTTTCTTTGTCGACAACTTCGATGCCTTCACTGTGAAGGGCTCCGCTGCCGGTGAGAGCACACACGATGTAGTGCTCGTTCTCGAATAAACATTTGAGTTCCATTTCTGTCCTTTCTGGGTTTCGAATGGCTGACTGTAGCACAGAACCGGACTGATGAGGTGATTTTGCAATCCTGAAAATTAGGTGTAGAATCGACCTCCCAGCCTAAGCGCTGCCCCATCAGTATACCCAGAAAGGTCTTAGAAAGATGCCTGCCCTTGATGGCATAACTAACTCCATTGTCCTAGCAGAATTGTTCAAAGGACTCGGACCAGAAGAGAGAGCAATTCTCTGTTCTGTGCGCGGCAACCCTAGCGAAGCATCACCGATGTCATGGAGTCCTATCCCGTGGCGCGGCGGCGCATGTCCACTACATCATGACCGCAACAACTATGTCGCCATCAGTTCGTTTCGCGAAGTCGAAGGCCGCTTCAAGCGACGCATAGCGCAGTTTAGTCGAACGTGGTGCATCATGATTGATGATGTCAATACGAAGATCGACTATGACGCACTGCCGAAATCAGTGATGCCTACGCTAGTCGTTGAGACATCACCGGGCAATTTCCAATTCACTTATTTTCTCGACGAGCCGCAGACTAACGCGGATCACGTCGCTGACGCCATACGCGCCATTATCGAGAAGCTCACTGGCGGCGGCGTCGACCCAGGCATGGCCGGTGTCACGCGTGTGCTGCGCTTGCCTGAAGGCATCAACGGCAAGCCGCGTGACGGTGGACCGTGGCAATGCAAGGTGTGGCGGTGGCGTCCTGAAGTGCGCACGTCGTGGCAAGCATTGCGTGAAGAGTTCCATCTCTCTGAGCGCTATCGCAACTATGTCGAGCCGAATGACGGTGTGACGCAAGAGCGCATCCGATGCTTCAAGATCATGCGCGACGCAATTAAATTCCTGGGCCTTGTGAAGCACGCAACCGGCGGCGGTTGGATGGACATCACTTGCCCGTGGATCGAACACCACACCGCACGAGCGAACACCGGCACTGCCGTTGCACCGCCGATGAAGGCCAATGGATACATGGGCGGCTTCAAGTGCCATCACGGGCACTGTGAGGCTAAGAATTGGGGCGACTTAGAAACCTGGGTCGCTGATGAAGTCATTAGACAAGGCGAGCGCAGGCGCGGGCCTTTCTATGGAGAGAACGCATGAATCCGGACGATCTCAATGACATGGACGAACCAGCACGACGAGAGAAAGAACGACGAGAGAAAGCACAACCGAAAGAAAAACGCATCAAGGTCACTGCGCCTGATCTTACGGATCACGCGACAGCCGATGGTCTGGGTGTACTAGACACTGACCTCAAACACGCATTCATCAGCAAGTACGGTCACTTGTTTTGTAGAGATGACACTGACAAGGGCTCAGAGCTTTATGTGTACGATACAGAAACAGGTACATGGACAAATGATGATGTGAGAGGCACGATCAGTGCGTATGTGTCGACGATGTCGAAAGACATTATTCGAGATGAGTACGCTGCATTGAGTGCACAACTTCAAACAGCGACACCGGAAGAGAGAGATCGTCTCACGCGTGAGCACACACATCTAGGCAAGCTGATTCAACGATGGGGCAAAGCCAATACGATAGCCGCAATTGCGACGATGGTCTATAACCATCTGAAGACATTGCATTCATCTAAGCGAGTCACCATGAATCACAATCCATTGATATTGAATTGTGCTAATGGTGTGTTGGACCTTCGCACAGGTGAGTTACGTTGGCAGAAGCCATCGGATTATTTGACGAAGAGCACAGGCACCGTCTACGTGCCTGATGTCGATTACTCGTGGTGGGAGAAAGTAGTTCGACAGATTTGCGATGAGCAAGACGATATGTATGAGTTCTTGCATCAATGGATAGGCTACAGTCTTACCGGGTTGCGTAGAGATCACGGCATCATGATGATGGTAGGCAAGGGACGTAACGGTAAGAGCTTATTCATTGACGCAATAGCAAAGGCACTCGGCGCTTATGCATTCAAGTTGCCGCGTGGATTCGTTGACGGCAAGGCCAATGCAGACAACAACGAACAATATGCAATGGCAGGCTTGAACGGTGTTCGCTTTGCACATGGCTCTGAGACATCCGAAGGCGTCGATCTCAAGGCGGGCACGATCAAGGCAATCACTGGCGATGACACCATATCGGCACGTCACTCGCACAAAGACTTGAAGACATTCGAGGTCACTCACAAGATCACGGTTGCAACTAATCATAGGCCGGGCATACCGGCTGAAGACGATGCGATGTGGGCGCGTTTGTTTTTGTTTCCCACACCGGCACGCTTTGGTCCGCAAGATGAAGTCGACAACGGTGAGGCAAGGTATGTATGGGATCAACAATTGCTAGAGAAGTGCAAGACACCGGAGGGACGATCAGCGCTGTTGTTCTGGGCAGCGAAAGGCACAGTGAAGTATTTAGACAAGGGGCTCAAAGTACCGCAGACAGTGAAGAAACAAGTTGCGCTACACCGTAAGAACATGGACATCGTCGGCGCGTTCATTCAGGATTGCACTGAGTACATCGGAAAGGCAGAGATCGAGACGCTAGAGTCGTTCACTGGATCAGGCGGAAGTGCAGAAAAGCGTGCGACATGGAAAGCCATGAAGCCTTCTCAGAAGTGCGAAGTCGAGTGTGTGTTGTTCTGGAAGACCTATGTTCTATGGTGCAAGACAAACGGCGTTAACTACTCGAAGAATAAAATCAAGTTCGGTGAGTATCTCGCAAACACCGGACGCATGTGGACCGATGAATTCAGCGAAGAAGTGAAGATGCCGCCCATGCGCGCAGAAGATAGCGGCGTGCGCAGATGGCGTTGGGTCAGGCTCACAAAGCTCGGATCACAGCTATACGACGAGGCTCGCGGTCCAAGCGAGTACGACCGTCGCACTACGATGTGAGCCAATGGGCCGCAAAATCAGAGCAAAACACCGAGCAAAAATGCAAACATGCAAAGTTAACCCCTGTTTGGGGTTATCACTCCTAGAGAGTCTCCATAGAGAGATAACCTGAAAACAGGGTTAAGAGTGCATTTTTGCATTTTTGCTTTGGATCGGACAGCTTTAAGGATGGGCTGAGTTGTGTCGATCTCCGGTGTTGCTCGCTTGACAATCGTCGATGCGTCGTATACTTCTGTCGGTGTTGCCTACGCTGAAACAGCGACTTACAGCGAATCATGAGTGATGAAACAGAACAACCCGAAGACGAAGACCGCTCGCAAGGGTGGAACTTTCGCGGACACAAACCCGAGAACTCGGGCCGGAAGAAGGGTGTGCAAAACAAAGTGACTCGCGAGTTCAAGAGCATTGTTCAAGACTTGATCGACGAAAACGCCGACAACGTGAAGGTGTGGCTTGATCGTGTCGCTCACGGTGTGCCGGGTGAATATCTGGATCGACCCGAAGGCGGGCGCGATGTCGTGCGGCACCCTATCGCGGCGGACCCTGCGCGGGCTGTAGACCTCCTGGGCAGGCTCGCCGAGTACGTTGCCCCCAAACTCACGCGAACAGAGGTCACAGGCCCAGGCGGACAGCCTCTTGCCCCTCCGGTGTTGCGCGTGACCATCGAGGGCAAGCCCGGTGAGTCAGAACCCGAGTCCTGATCTCGGCTCGATTCTGCGATTGCAGTACAAGCAAGGGCTCGCGTTCTTATCGAAGGCGACTGAGCTTCTCTATGGCGGTGCGGCGGGCGGCGGCAAGAGTTACTTGTTACGCGTCGCGGCGATTGCGTGGTGTGTGTTGATACCTGGGCTTCAGGTCTACATATTCCGTCGCACGTTTCCAGACTTGCACAAAAACCACATGGAGGGACCGACATCGTTCCCTCTTTTGCTTGCTGGGTGGATTCTTTTTCGATGGGTGAAGATCAACTATCAAGAGGGCTTGATACGTTTCTATAACGGCTCGGTTATTCATCTGTGTCACTGCCAATACGAGCACAACGTCTATAACTATCAAGGCGCAGAGATACACGTTCTATTAATCGACGAGATTACACACTGGACCGAGCCGATGTATACCTATCTACGCGGACGCGTGCGCATGGTGGGCATCGTTGTCCCGCCTGAGTATGCAGAGTTGTTCCCGCGTGTTGTGGTCAGTGGCAACCCAGGCGGCATCGGTCACAATTGGGTCAAGGCTTCTTTCATAGACAACGTCGCACCGTTCGCAATCAGGCAGATGGAAGAAGAAGATGGGGGCATGCGGCGCGCATTCATACCGGCGAAGCTCGCAGACAATCCCGCTCTTCTCAAGGCCGATCCGATGTATAGGGCAAGGCTCGCGGGCCTGGGCTCGCCTGCGCTCGTGCGTGCGATGCTCGAAGGCGATTGGGACATCGTTGCCGGTGGCATGTTCGATGATGTGTGGCGTCGTGACATTCACATCATCGAGCCCTTCGCTATTCCGCCATCATGGATGATTGATCGTGCATTCGATTGGGGATCGAGTAAGCCCTTCTCTGTTGGATGGTGGGCAGAGAGCGACGGCACCGAGTGCTATCTCGCAACGGGCAAGCGTTGGTCATTCCCGCGTGGCACACTGTTTCGCGTGCATGAATGGTACGGGTGGAACGGCAAGCCTAATCAGGGCATGCGGCTGTCAGATCGGACCATCGGGCAAGGCATCATCGAACGACAGAAAGAGTGGGGCATGCACATGCGGTGTGCGCCTGGGCCTGCGGACAGCAGCATCTTCGACGAGATCAACGGCGACAGTCCTGCGAAGCAACAGGCAGCGCTCGGCGTGTATTGGACGAAGGCCGACAAGACACCGGGCTCGCGCAAACGTCGATGGGCACTGATGCGCGGTCGACTCGCAGCGTCACTCAAGCCGCGCATGGAAGACGCAGGCTTGTTCATTTTCAACACGTGCCCGCATTTCGCACGAACGATACCTGTGTTGCCGCGTCTTGAGCGTGATCCGGACGACATCGACACTGATGCAGAAGATCACGTCGCAGACGAAGCGGGCTATCGCCTGTTGAAGACAGCGAGCGACGCGATGACGATCAACATGGGATTCAGCACCAACGGTTAAAGGAGAAAGCTATGCTATCAGCCGATCAACGAGCGTTATTGTCCGAGTGCAAAGAGTTCATGGAGAGCGTACACGCGGGCGAGTGGGGCGGGCGTCCTGAGTGGCGCGATGTGCTCACGCAGCGCATCACAGGCACGCTCACAGCGGACGATCAGCAGCAAGAGATGATCGGCGGGCTGCGCGGTGCGCTCACACGTTGGCTGTCGAAGAGCAAGGGCTGACATCATGGCATCACTCACAACCGGCATCGTTGCTGATGTCTCATTCAATCGCGTTCCCGAAGCAATCAAAGAGCGTTGGTCTGTCGTGCGTGATGTCGTGTCCGGCGACAATGAATTACGCAGCGGCACATATTTGCCGCAACTCAATGCCACTGATGCGAGCGTAGAGAACATAGCGCGCAATGCCGCCTATCGCGTGCGTGCGGTGTGGTATCCCGCAACGCAATTCACGCTCGAAGGGCTTGTCGGCTTAGCCTTTCATCGTGACCCTGTGACGAAGCTACCGACACAACTTGAGTATTTGCTCAAGGATTGCGATGGGATGGGCGTGTCACTCTATCAGCAGTCGCAAGCGACATTGAACAACAATCTCGCAGTCGGTCGACACGGTTTGTTTGTCGATTGGTCAGAGGCATCGGGGCATCCGGTCATCAAGGCATATCACGCAGAGAGCATCATCAATTGGCGATACGACATCGTCGATGGCAAGGCGACGTTGTGCATGGTGGTGCTCGAAGAAGAAGCCGAAGAAGAAGATGGCGAGTGGGGCATCTTGCTCGTGAAGCAGTGGCGCGAGATCACGCTCAACGATGCGGGCAACGTGCAAGTGCGCCTATGGCGCGAAGACACAGGCGCGGCGAAGACGAAGCGTCTCGTGTCGCTGGGTGTCGTCAAGAATATGGCGACGGGTGATGAAACGCAGATCGAGGCAGTCGAATTGCGCAGCCGTGGCAAGGTGCTCACTGAAATTCCCTTCACGTTCATAGGCAGCAACAACAATGATGCGAGCATTGATCCGTCACCTCTTTATGGATTGGCGCAGCTTAACTTGGCCCATTTTCGTAATAGTGCGGATTACGAAGACAGCGTTTTCTTCTGCGGGCAAGTGCAACCGTGGATCAGCGGACTAACCGAGCAATGGCGCGACTTCATGCAGAACCCTTATGTGCTCGACTCCAACGGCGAGCGACGCTACACCGGACAGAAGATGTATATCGGCTCACGCAGCCCGATCCTACTGCCGCAAGGCGCACAATTCGGCATCGCACAGGCTGAGCCCAACATGCTCGCGAAAGAAGCGATGGAGCACAAAGAAGCGCAGATGGTTGCAGCCGGTGCGCGCATGATCGAGGCGACGAAGGGCAACAAGACCGCGACAGGTGAAGACAATGATCGAGAGGCGACGACATCGGTGTTGGCCTTGTGTGTGTCGAACGTGTCCGAAGCATATCAGCGGGCCATAGGCTTTTGCGCGATGTTCATGGACATGCCAGAGAAGGCAGAAGGCTATGATGACGCGTTTAAGATACAGCAAGACTTCGTCCGACTACAGGCGAACCCGCAACTCATGGCAGAACTCACGAAGGCATGGCAAAGCGGTCTTCTGGCGAAGAACGATGTGCGCGATTTCTTCCGTCGTCTTGGCCTTATTGCTACTGAGCGCAGTAACGAAGACATCGACAAGGATGTTGAAGAAGAAGAACCGCTCGGGACGATGGGCCTGCCAGCGGTCCCAGGTGCCCCAGGCGTGACGCCACCGGCCCTAGCAGCGGCGGCGGCAGCGTCGGCGGCGAACGGTGCGCCTGCGGCCCCAGGCAAGGCCCCAGCGGTGCCGATCCAGATCAAGCCCCAGGACGAGCGGCGGGCGAAGGCTCGGGCGCGGTAAGCCGTGGCACAGAAGGTTAACACCGCGTTACGTGATGCGCAAATAGATCACGCAGTGGACTTGCGTGCGTACTCTGACAACGTCGTGCGGCGGCTTATCAGCATGCTCAATCGAGCCGATGCGGGCTTGTTCTCTGAGCTTGTGCAGAAGCTCGAATACATGACGCCAGAGCGTTTCACGATCAAGCGATTAGAGGTGATGCTTGAGAGTGTGCGCGTGATGAATCACGAAGCCTTTGCATCGGTCGATGAAGTGTTGCGCGGTGAGATCAAGGGGCTCACTGCTGTTGAATTGCAATTTCAAGAGGGCATGCTCGCGAAGAACATGCCGCCGTCAATCGACATCGCACGCGTCGACATCAATCAGGTGTATGCGGGCGCGATGTCTCGACCGTTCCAGGGTGCATTGCTTTCTGAGTTCATGGCGGATCAGGAAGAGTCGAAGGCGCGGCTGATTCGCAGGACCATCGCAGACGGCTACGTACAGAACCGCACGACAGATCAGATCGTGCGCGACTTGCGCGGCACACGCGAGAACAAGTATCGTGACGGTGTGCTCGAAGGCTCACGGCGTGAGGTCGCAGCGATCACGCGCACGGCACTCTCTCACACCGCACAATTCGCGAAAGATCGTGTGACGAAAGCGAATGAAGACATACTCGGAAACCTGCAATGGCTGTCGACGCTCGACGCACGCACAACGCCAGAGTGTCAGGTGCGAGACAACAAGCTCTACACGCTCGATCACAAGCCGGTCGATCATGAATACCCGTGGGGTGCTGGGCCTGGGCGGCTACACTGGCAATGTCGTTCGACCTATGTCATGCTCACGAAATCATGGAAAGAGTTAGGCGTCGACATCGAAGAGTTCGAACCGGGTGAGCGTGCGAGTATGGACGGCAGCGTGCCTGCGAAGACCGACTATGAGACATGGCTCGGCAATCAATCAGAGAAAAGACAAATACAAGTGCTCGGTGAGAAGCGGGCCAAACTGTTCAACGAAGGGGGCTTGACCTTCGATGAACTCCGCAACGCAAGAGGTGAAGAGGTGACATTGAACGATCTCCGTAAGAAGCATAGCGAAGCGTTCAAAAAAGCCGGTTTGTAGTAGAAGGAGATACATCATGACGATTGGCCTTATCTTTTTAATCGCAGCGCTCGTGCTGTTTGTTGTTGCCGCACTCGGCGTGACGACAGGACGCATCAACCTGATGGCGGCGGGCCTTGCCTGCTGGATGGCGTCGCTGTTGGCATCGCGCAGTATATGAGCGACACACTCGACAAGGCTGTTGCCGATGTTCTCGCTAAGTTGCAGGAGGTCATTCCAGATGAAGACGAATGGAATACGCTGCGGTATGGCGATGGAACAGGGCGACGGTTCGCAAGCATACAAGGCAAGACACGAAAGAACGTGGTGCTTGTCAACGAGTTCGGAGAATTCAGGGTCGTAGGTGTTTTGTCAGGTGGGACTATGCTGTGGCACGAACTCACGAAGCTACTTTGTGGCGTTCACTATCAAGTGTTCGTCATGGAAGACAAATGGTATTTGATCGGCGAACTTGAGCCGGTTATCGAGGAATGATATGGAAATGATGAATCGTGCAATCGAAGATGCGGCGGACTTCAGCGACATGCTGACGAAGCTAGAACAGCGTGCCTCTGATGGTCATCTCGCGAAGACACTGCGCGAACAGGTTGACCAACTCGAAGCGGCGCACGCAAGGCCGGTGAAGCGCCCAGGCGAGAACCGTGTGAAGTATCGCAGTCGTGTCTATGGAGGTTCATGATGCCGCTGAAGAAGTCCACATCGAAGAAGGCATTCACGAAGAACATCAAGAGCGAGATCAAGGCGGGCAAGCCGGTGAAGCAAGCCGTCGCCATTGCCTACGCGGTCAAACGCAAGGCGGCGGCGAAGCGCAAGCGCTAGTCTCGTCATCGTCGCGTCGCCTGCGCACTTCTGTCTTGTGCGCAGCGGCGAGCACTGCGCGTGCGAGCCTGATCTCATAGGCATAATTCGCATCGTCACTGTAAACAGGCAACAGGATGACGATGCGCTTGATTTGATCGTCAGTCATCGAGCTACCATTTCGTACAGTGATGTGGTCTTGTAGCCCATAGCGGCAACTCGCTTGCAAAGTTCGTCGAAGCTTATCTGCCCTAGAGCACATTGCTCTACTAATTCGCCGATCAGTGGGGTCCTTGCCACTAAAATCACCTGAATATCAGCGATGTGGGTGACGACGATGCTCATGTTCGATTGCTCCTGCCAGTGTGGACGAATGCCTTCGCTTGTTCGATCTCTTCGAAGCGGTACACCTGCCATGCTGCGAAGTCTTCGAACGACATGCGCCCGTTGCGTACTGCGTCGTATGCTTGCTTCTCGCCCATACCGACCCAATAGGGACGCTCGGCGATGTTCTTCATCATGCCATCGAAGATGTTGCCTAGCATGTCTTCGGGCCATCCTGCGTAATCAGCCATTGTTCGTCTCCAAGTAAGCGTTAATCGCGTCGCGTAGTTCTGTGAGTCCTGCGCGATCAAGTTGCACCGTCGCGAGCATGTTGCGCTTCACGCCGCCACGTCCGCCGTGCGTGATGCCGCCGTGATGGCGGATTTGCACTGCGCATTGAAATGGTGTGTTGGCGAACACGCGAACGGCGCTCTCTTCGATTTGGAAATGACCGCAGTCTTCGATGGTTGCGCGTCCGGCGACTTTGATGTTTGCGAACTCGCTCATGATGCGTATTTCCTGTGAATGTTGATGACAGCTTGACGAGCGATTGCAGTGATGCGAGCCGGGTCAATGCTCTCGTCCTGATCGGACAGCCATTGCGCCACGGCACCGAGTTCGATGCTGCACAGCACTTGTGCCTGTAGGCTTGCGCGGTGCGGCTTTGCGGCTTCGTCTGCGAGCCCCTCGACCCGTGCAAGGGTCTTGAGGTTCAAGAGCGCATTGACGCGAGATTCGATCTCGGCTTGTTTGGCTTCTTTGCGCAGCAAGCCTGCGTTGAAAGGGATCGACATGATTAGGCGGTGATGAGGTTCATGATGGCGGCGCGAGCTTCGGCGCGACGATCTTCGTAGGCGTGAAGCATCGGATCGTTGAATGCGCGCAGATGCGCGATGTAGCGTGTGCAGCGGGCGACTTCTTTGACGAGCGCAGCATGATCTTCGCGAACCCATTCGGCAGCGAGCTTCGCGCCCGTGTTGCTGTCGGAGACTGCGCGGTCAGCGTACTCGCCGTTGACGTACATGACGACTTCGACGGTGTCGCCACTGAGCGTCTCGAAGACTTGATTGATTTTCGCGGTTTTCATTTGCTGCTTTCTGTGTGAGGCTTGATTATAGCACCGTTATCGAGTAACGGTGCAAAATCTTTTTAGTTGGCGATGATTGCGAGCTTCGCGACGCGGCACTCGCCGACAGGCTTGTATTCAGCCATCTCGCCATCCCAGAACTCATGACGCTCGGCGGCTTCGTTGTCGTACACGAACTTGACGATGTGGCCGGTGAGGTGCGAGCGAATCTCGACTTCTTGCGGCAGCGTGCGCATGCCCAGGTCGCGAAGGCTCGCGGTCAGCAGGCGGGAATTCTTGTTGTAGGCGAATCGGTTGAGGTCAAACATTTTGCGTCTTTCTGTTGGTGAGTCTGAATTATAGCACCGTTATGCGCGGTTATCGCGTAACGGTGCAAATTCTTTTTAGAAGGGCAGATCGTCGAATTCGAGATCAGCAGCGTAGACCGGCGCGGCGCGGCGGGCCTTCGGGAAGAGCGACGCGGGAAGCAGCGGCTCGGCGACGTACCAGCTATCGTATTCATCACCGTCGAGACGCTGATGCTTGCCGTTCACGACGGGACGCATAACGCGATATTCGCAAGCGTCGTCGAGGTCACGCAGGTAAGCGTCAGCGTAATCCTTCGACACAATGCCGGTGTCGCAGCATGCATAACACGTGTAAGGGATGCCGTCTTCGTCAAGCTCGGGATACAGGGGATTGCACTTAGGGCAGGCGGCGGTGAGAGCGTTCATTTTGCGTCTTTCAGAATTCGTTGCGATGACGAATTATAGCACGACGTTTCGGCGTAACGCAATCAGATCAGAATTAATTTCTTTCTGAGCCATCGGGCTCGGCCTGTCTTAATCAAATGCATCGCAGCACCGCGTACTTGCAAGTAGGTCAGGTCACACCAACACGCAAGGTCCATCTCGGTCATCGGGCCTTCGTCGCGTATCGCTCGCGCCACCGTCGCCGATGGTCCGCGTGCGATCACAGGCACGCTGCCGATGCTGCGCACATGGTACTTCACGCCCATTGCATCAGCCGTCGCCATCAGGTCATTCGCATCGTAGCCCAGGTGCCTACAGGCGAGCCCGATCATGACGCCGACGAATCGCGGGCCATGTCCCTCGTCGTCCGGCGTGAGCCGGTGCGCGGCTTCGTGCAGGATCACCCACGGGTTACGCGCCCAGCGTGGCAAGGTGATCTTGTGGCAGTCGTGCGCAATCGCGCTACGCTGCCCCCAGGCGGGCCGCTCGATGGCAGGCATGGCAACCCTAGCGAGCCCATAGCGCCCGCGCTCAGAACGCCAGATCGGGCGCAGGTAGTCGGTGCACTCGTCCAGGGTTGCCAGGGTGCCGAAGTGGTGCGAGCCCTTCGTGATCCGGGTTTCCCATCGGTAAACTTTGCTCTTCTGGTTATCGCGCCCGCGTAGGGCAACATCGTTACGCGCCATCGCGTTCTCTGAGCCATGCAAGCGCTTCACGTGCACACGGTGCGTCCCATCCAAACATGGACGCCTGCAACGCAGAGCGAAGCACCGCATCGCTTGCGGGTCGTCCGTTAAGTTCTTCATGGTCCGGATGATGCAAAGGCCAGAAGCCTTTGTCACCGAGCTTGACGCCGATCATCGGTGCGTCGACGAACGTCAAGGCCATGTGTGCAGGCATGAAGATCATGCCCTTGACATCGGGCATGCTGCGGTTTCTTTCGCTCGGGTGTTGGATAGCTGATGCGGGTTTCATGTCGTGCTTTCTGTGGTTTGCATGCGTGGGTTGAGAGATGCGGCGAACAGGCTTCGAGCGTATGCGCGCAGGAGTGCGTGTTGCTCGGGCAGCAAGTAGATGCCGCGCACTTCCGTCTTGCCTTCGACAGTGCGTCGGGCTCGATAGAGTGCTTGACGTTCGGCGGTAGTTTGTGCGCTCATGATGCTTGTGCCTTTGTGGTTCATGCGAAGAGGTGCGCGTCGTTGCGCGCCAGGATTGCGCCTTCGTAGTCGAACGAAGGTGCGCGGTTGAAGCTCGCGAGAACAGCCGCACCGCGTGCGTTGTGCTCGGCGACTGCTGCTGCCCATCCCTTCGGCGTGAACACGCGTGAGCATGCGCAGCCGAAGCCGTCAGTTGCAGCGGTGACGCGAAAACCGGCGATTGCGAGAGCGTCGACGACGACGGTGTCGAGCGTGGGCACGTTGGCGTATCCGTTGTTGCCCATCTCGGCTTCGGTCAGTGCGAAGAAGATCGAGGCGGTTTGTTCGGCGGTGTAGATCACGGTCATTTGCTGCTTTCTGTTGGTGTGGAAGAATTATAGCACCGTTATCGGGTAACGGCGCATTTATTTTTACGCCTTGTAAACAGCGTGAACGACTTCGCCGACTTGGCGATGATAGGCGGCGAGCGCTGCACGCTCGAAGCCGTTAACCCAGATGTGGGCGGTGCGAATGGAGGTGACAATTCGGATCAGGTTCATTTTGCGTCTTTCGAATTTCGTTGCGATGACGAATTATAACCCGTTATTGCGTAACGTCGCAAGCGCTTTCTGAAAATGTTCGTAGGCGTCTTCTTTTGCCGCTCGAAACGTCGTCGACTGCGAGACTTCGACACCGTTGTACTTCAGTGTCCACACGTCACCCAGGCGCGAATGTTCCTTCTGGCATGTGTAATTGCCCCAGAAGTACCGCCCGTGCGCGTACTTGGCGCGGTGCCATGTCATGCGGGCACCTCCACGAGCACCCAGGCTTGCACCCACTTGCGCCCGTCTTCACCTGGGACGCTCGCGATCTGCGGCAGCGGGTCGAATTGCATGACGCCTTCGCGCACTGCGACGGCAAACTTCTGTTCTGCTGCGCGCACGATTGCCATCTCTTGCCGCGTCGATTCCTGTCGACGCTTGCGATCTTCTTCGGCCTGGGCATCGCGTTGCGCTTGCTCTGCGCGTGCTGCGTCGAGCCATCGACCGTATCGAATCCAATCAATGTTTTGCGTGAGCAACCATGCTTCGGCTTCGAGATCGTCGAAGACGACGCTTGTGCCTAGACTACCCTCCCACGGTGCCTGTCTGCCGCTGATGCGGCCTGTGACGCTCACGCGCCCGTTCTCGTACTGGTGCACGTTGACCGAGTCGAGCAACCGGCTCGCGTTGTTCTTTGCGTCTTTGTTGATGCGAAATTTCATGATGCTTCTGTAGGTAGGTTGCTCAATACTTCGTCGTGCATCTCGACATCGTCGAAGCTGACTTCGGCGTCGGGCATGTCGATTGCGGCTTCGTCGAGGTCGACGCTCTGCCATGCTTCGATCATCTCGCGCACTGCTTCGCCTTTCTCGCCTTCTTGCCACCGCTCGGACTTCTCTTCGAAATCATTCTCCCAATTCTGCGCGACATCTTCGGCGAATGCCTTCGCTTCAGTGAGCGCTTCATTGTAGATGTCTAGTGCCGCTTGCAGTTCGTTGCGTGCGACGGTCATCGCATCATTGAAGGCAACGACAGCGGTGTCGACCGCTTCGCGTTGCTCTTGAATCTTCACCGCGATTGCGTCGCGCTGTGCGATCTGTTCTTTGCCGAGTTTGAAAAGCATTGTCGTCTTTCTTTCAGTTTGTGGATTTGAGTGCCGACACCGGCAGCGCGATCTCTCCGCGCATTTTGCGGCCTGTCACCGGGCACACTTCTTTGAGTTGCGCATACTTCTCGTTGCCGATCACGCGAAAGCCCAGGATCAAGAAGGTTCCGACTTTCGCGCCTTTGACTGTTTGTCCGATTTGCATTTTGTGCCTTTCTGTTGGTGTGTAGAGATTATAGCACCGTTATCGGGTAACGGTGCAAATTCTTTTTAGTTGGCGGCGTAAACAGTGCGCTTCGCGTTCCACTTGTCGACGACGGGCTTGCCGTTCTCGTCTTCGTCGATTGCGACGTGAACGACGGTCTGCAAGACGCGAGCGAAGCGCTTTTCGCCCGTGTTGTTGAAAGCGATCTCGAAGGGGAAACCGTTCTGCGCGCCCCAGGAATCAGCGGCGGCGGTGAAGAACTCTGCCCAATGCTTGCGGCCAGAGTCGTCGCGCCATTCGATTTGTCCTGCGGGTTTGTTTGCTGCGGTCATGGTCTGCTTTCTGTTTCCGGGTTGCTGAAGCCTAGAGTATAGCACACCGTTATCGAGTAACGGTGCGCCTTTCTTTTTTATTTCGCGATCACTGCGAAGGGTTTGTTCCACTTGCCGACGTTGATGTCGACGTAGTGTCCGACGTGGAAATAATCGGTCATGCTGTCGGACTTGTCGAAGTTGTCGAGGTTCAACGCTTCGCTGATCTTTTCAAACGTCGCGGTGATCTCGGCATCGGTGAAACATTCGTCGATGCGCTTGTGATAGATTTGCGCATACGTCATCGTCTCGGGTTTGCGATACTCACTCGGCACGAGCGCTGCGATCAGGTTGACAGGTGCAGCCGAGATCGTCAGAACGATGGTCGAATGATTGTTGACAGCAAGAGAAAATTTCCAGCCTTTGGGCATGACTGCCTTCAGTGCCGTTGCGATCTTTGCTTTCTTCTGTTGGTCTACGTATGCCATGATTTGCTTTCTAGGTTAATTCGTTGCGATGACGAATTATAGCATGGCGTTTCGGCGTAACGCAACTACGGGCGAAAGAATTCTCCGAATATTTCGCGGGCCGCTTTGTCATAGGCCGCTTTCGCTTCTTCAATTGTGGCGAAGTGACCGAGATGTCGATTGTGAATGCGCGCTTTCCACGGCTTGTCGAGTCGCTGCGAATGACTAACGCCTTTTGCGCCTGATGGGTTGTCTGCGTGCACAGAGGCATTGCCGTTGTTCATCGACTGGTTTGCGAGACGCAAATTATTCCAGCGATTATTTACTTCGTCATGATCTCTATGGTCAACGCCTGTTGTCGGCCATTCGCCGGTCATGTAGAGCCATGCCAAGCGGTGCGCGAGATGCTTGCTCCCATCGACGTTGACGTACACATAGCCAGCACCGTTAATGCTTCCGGCGACTTCACCGGCCCGACCTCCCCTAGCGTTGCTGACGGTGATGCGTCGAGTAAAAAGCCCGGTGTCGGGCTCGTAGATCAGGAGTTCGCGCAGGCGTTCGACGGTCAGCATCAGATCACGTATTTATTGCGGATCAGGAATGCTAACAGATCGGCCTGCGTGCCTTCGCGGGTCTTTCCCTTATAGAGCGGGTGACAGTTTACATAGTAGACCGTCTTGCCTTCTCTGCATAGCTCGCCGATCAGCGGCAGTGCCTTCGCTTCGAGCCGCTCGATCTTGTCGACGGTCTTGTCGTCGCGATTCATGCGCGTGATGTGCTTGCGTTCCATGATCTCGTCCCAGGATTTGCGTGCTGTCATTCTCTGCTTTCTGTTGGTGTGCACCGAGTATAGCATACTCGGTGCCGTTAATCTTACAGGCTCGTGAACAATCCCGTGTGTTGTTCGAAGACAGCGCGCAGTTTGTCGGCATAGACGCCGGACTCGCTTGACACTTGCTTGATGTTCACGCCCATGTTCGTGCGCTTGTTGAACATCACCGTGTAAGTGTCGGTGGCGTCGAGGCGCACGACGACAGAGTTGATCTTGCGGTTCGGCAGTTGGAAGTGAAGAGCGTTCTCGGTGCCGACGAAGTTCTTCGCGCCGGTCATGGCGATGAAGCGATTGCCGCCGAGTTGCTGAAGGATGGTGTTTGCGACTGCGTTGTTCATTTCTGTCTTTCGGTTGGTGTGAATGAATTATAGCAGCGTTATCGCGTAACGCAAGCACCTGATGCAAAATTCTTTTTTGCAGCCCGTGCGCGGGATTGCTTGGCGCGCAGCGCTGCCCAATAGGCGACGACGACGCGAGCGCGGGCGAGTTGGTGCGGTTCGAACTTGTCGGCGCGTGCGACCATGTCAGCGGCGGTGCCGAGAGTCATCGTGAGCGAGTTTTTGCTGATCTTGTTCATTTCTGTCTTTCTGTTGGTGTGCCGCTAGTATAGCACAGATAAAAAGAAGAAGAGCAAGTGCCCTTCTTCTTTTATTCATACAGCCTTCGGGCGGTTGATGATGGTTTGTGCGACACCGTTATACGCACCGTGTTCTTTCACAGTGGCTTTCACCGTGACGGTTGCGCCTTGTTCGCCGAGTTCCTTGCTGCCCTTGTAGACAAATGCGTTGCCGTTCGCATCGGTCATGATGTGGATGTAGGTCATGCCATACATGCCGTCTAGTTCCATCAATTTGTTGATCGTGAGCGTGAACTCTTCGCGCTGTCCGACGGTCGACACGTGATGTCCAGAGCTTGCCGGTGCGTTGCGTGCGTCGATCTTCGCCTGTGCCTTTGCGCGGGCCTTCTCAAGCATGCCGCGTGCTGCGTTCAATTGAGCCGGTGACAGTGAGCCACGGTCTTCGAACGAGTTGTGCAAGGACTTCGCGAACTCGGACCAACTAGAGGCGCTATAGAGGCAGTCGATCACGTCCTGTGCGTCGGTGTTCTCGCGAAAGAACTTGGCGCGGGCGGCTTCTTTGATGCGACGCTTGATGGCGGCTTCGTAGGCTGCTTCGTCTTCGATGACGCGAACTCGGGTGAAGGTGTGATTGCTGTTCATGGTGTGCTTTCTGTTGTGGGTTGCTGATGTCGCAATTGTAGCACGAGAAATTAAGCCGGGTCACGCGTAACGAGACATATCCTGAGCTTTTTAATCGGGTATTTGACGAGAATCGTTCGATGTGGCAGGAATTTGTCTTGTGTTCGCCTGGGACATGGCGTAATGTCTCGTGGCTTCGTGCTGTATCAACTCAACTAGGAACAAACATGCTGAAGATTGCGCTCGCCCTTATCACTGCAACTCTGATGACGGCGGCGCTAGCCGCGAACGTGCACTTCAAACAGAACCGAAACCCGACGCTCATTGACAACGGCTTATCCCTCACGGCAGCGGGCTCGCTCGCGGGCCTGGGCGAAGGTGACATCGCCGTCACGCTCTCTGCATCGGGCACGATCACCGCGACATGCACGAACCCTAGCGGGCAGAATCAGCCGCCCGGTCAAGTCCCGCAACCCGTGACGCTGTCGGGCTCGGTGGCAATTCCAGACGAGCAATTCAAGAATGGCAACGTCGGCTTCAGCGTGACGACGACACCGCCCGATGCAGTCATTGCCGGTGCGCCCGACTGTCCAAATTCGCATTGGACCGAGCGCATCACCGACATCAAATTCACGTCGATGACACTCACGGTGCAACAAGGCGGCGTCACTGTTCTCTCGACAACTTGCACCACTTCTGCGCCGACGCAGAACGGTCCCGTGTCGCCGAGTCTCGTCTCTTGCACACCTACCTGATGAAATGTGCAGCGTCTCACTCGCAGTGGCAAGGCAACCTTCGCCGAAGGTCGCTGTGCTATTGCGTGCGAAGTCGCTGCCCGCACGCGCAGATCAATTGCGGTGTCGTCGATGCGGCTCGCAAACTTATGCGCGTGTGGTCAATGGTGCCGTGCAAGGTCGACGCGGTCCCACTGGCGGCACGGTTGTGTATGCATGCATCTGTTATGACTGCTTGATGAGTGGGATCACTGTGCCGATGATTTGGGACGTACAATCAATCACACCCGAAGGGAATTGACGTATGTTCTTGACTCGCAATGTCTTGATGAAGTATCGCTACCCTGATCCTGAAGGCGGTGGCGGCGGCGGTTCTCC